TCAAATCTCTAAAGAAAGTATGAATGCTTCAGATGTTTGCTTATCCGATATTGTCATCTTTTGATATTCTGATACTGCTTGTTCTATAAATCCACGCTTCTTTAACACCTTGAGTTTGGAAATAAGAGCCGCAACTTTCTCCTCATCAACGGAGGACATTTGTTTATATACATTGAGACAAAAATCTATTGCAGACTGTAAATCCTCAAGGCCCGTTTCTTCCATATAGAATTTACACGCTTCAGGAACGCGGTTTAATCTTATGAACTTGGAGATTATATACTGCATGGAATCATTGGGGTCAAAATCAATATCATCATAGGACACAGCCTGTAGCTGATATTCATCAATTTTTTCTATATCATCAATCGAGCACCCAGTACGATTCTTTAAAAGCTCCTTAGCTTCGTTTATTCTTTCCTCACGCAAAAGCTCTTCCCTCTCCTTTTCCTTCTGCTCTTGGCAAATGCCTTTATACTCTTCCGAGATAGGATTTCTGTGTTGATTCAAAATTCGATTCTTTTCGTAATCAAACTCTTCCTCCGTCAATATTCCTTTCTCTTTATAGTCGTAAATTTTTTCAAGTAAGTCATACAGAAAGTATCTGTCTTGAGTAGTTTTCTCCAATGTAATAGCAGTCCCAGATGCGGAAACCATAAACATGGATTTGCCACCGCCAGAAACTTCGTCAAAATCCACATGTAAACCGACGATTGCATCTGCATGATAACTTTCAGCCTTTCCAGTCAGTTCCTTCATTACTTCATCGTAAATTGTAGTCAATTTACTCTTGTAGCTTCCAGAACGTCCGCCAAATACATCTGTCAAAGAGGCTGCAATATCGGAAAACAGATTTGTACCTATTACAACATTCGCATTGACTACCCCAAGATATTTTCTTATTGTATATCCTTCTATACTATTTGTTGTTGTTACTATCATAAATCTCTATTTTAACCATTTTGCAACACCACCATGATGAGAGCAAGTTCCTCTACGGCTTTTACTAAAACTATATGTTCCATCTCTGCATAAAGCAGTTGCCCCAGGAGGTGCAGAAGAATAATATGTAGGAGACTGAACTCTCTCACCTCTAGAATTAGTATAATATCTTATTTGTCCTGATGAATGATTTTCAGAAGAATAATAAACTTTTTCTTTTGAAAGATACTTCGTTGAAACATATCCAATATACCCATTATAACTAACAGGAATCCATTTGCAATCACAATCCTCATCAATTAGAACTGCAGTACCTCTAGGAATCTGAGTAATAATAGAAGATGTTACATCAGGAGAATCTCTTAAATTTAGGTTTGCCGTTACATATCTTACTACTTCTTGTGCATGAAATGTGCAGAAAAAGAACAATCCCATCAACAAAGTCAATACTCTTCTCATTCCTTTTTGTTTTTTGATTTATCAAGTAAAGTTTGTGCCTTTTCTAGTCTTGTTATATAACTCATGACATCATATTGAACGAAAGCCCATTTCCCATCTTCATACTTAATACTTTCGTTGGTCTCTAATGCTTGCATTACTTGATTATACATAGAATTATCCTCATCAATTACCATATTGGCTCTTCTCTCATTTTCTTTCATGAAGACTTCTATTGCAATTTTTATAACTCGGATTTCATTCTCATAATCTTTTCTTTTTCTGTAAAGGATAGCAAGTCTCTCGTATGGGTGCTTAAGCGGTAATCTGTAAATGATTGATTTCTCATACACATTAATAGCTTCATCAATCATTCCTTCTTTTTCTAAATCAATTCCAATATTAACAAGCCGAGAACTCTTATCAAAATTATCCTCTATATTAGTATCTTTTGTTGTTTCTTGGAACATGTCATCACTCAGGTTTTCTAACCTCTCAGCCAACTCAACTTCATCCTTACAAAGCACGTCATGAAGGTTTGCTCCATTTGCTGGTCCAACAATCCCAGCTTTCTCAAGTAATCCCATTATCCTTCTTGCCCTATTATATCCTATTATAAGTTTACGCTGAAGAAGAGAAGTACTTCCTTGCTGCTGATTCACGACCAAACGAGCCGATTCTTCAAATAATGGATCTAATTTATGTATCACGGAATCCTTTAAAATATTTTCTTCTCTATGAGACTCATTTTCTTTTAGAGTAGAAGTATTTTCAGATACGTATTTCTCTTCTGATATGTTTATAACTTTATCCGGGATTATATGGATAGGTTCTACTTTATCAGCATTATAGTTTAAATTATTAGCTTCCGTTTTACTATCAGGAATAAAAGCACAACAAATTCCAATTAAGGCGAGTATAGGAAACCAAATCCATGAAGCACTTGTAAGTAACGGAATCATTACTGAAGCCAGTAAAAACAGAAATGTCAAAATAAACCTCAACGGATTGCTATTAATTGCTTCATTTTCTTGTTCACGCTTAGAAGAATAATGTTTATCTCTATCATAGTTACTACTACCTCCCGATATTTTAGTCCGAGAATATATACCAGTTCCTGGTATCCCGGTATTCACATAAACTCCTCTCTTACCCACATTCACTGAAGCTCCACGCGGACCAACAGACCAACTTGTCCCTGTTTTGCTTATGTTTAAATGCACTCCAGGAAGAATCTTCACCCTTTTCCTAAAATAAAGTCCCATATTATTTCATTGTGTTCATTCTAATACTCAATTTTACCAAAGCCATAGCTCTCACAGAAGATAATGGAAAATCTTTGGGTTGGTGGTTTTGATTGTAACTTACCAGTTTTATCCAGTCTTCACCTTTTTCTGAATGCTGGACGTATTTTACAGTTAAGTATTCATCTCCATCCAGATCTATTGACACAAGGTACATTTCTCCAAAGAAAATATGACTCATTTCTAAAGGTACCTCCTTATATGCTACGATGTCACCAGATTTAAGTAATGGATACATGGAATCCCCTTTGACATAAACAGCTCCATCGCATTTAGGGATATTTGGAATATTGATTTGTCCAAGGATATTCTGGTCTTTGTTATCGAAGAGGGATTTCAAGTTTGCAGCAGCTTCAACATCATAAAGGGTTATCAATCCATCTTCTTCAGCTTTTTCTATGCTCTTTGGGTGAAATATTTGAGTAACTTCAGGTTGCTGACGCAATGGAGTTCCGCGACCAGTTAAAATATAATCTGGATTAATATCTTCTCTTGCAGAACATACAGCAGATAATAAATCAGATGGGAGAGTTTTTTCTTTTCCACTTTTAGTCTTTCCTTCCTTTAATTGTGAAAGTTTAGATTGAGCAGATTTAACTCCGTATTTCTTTTCAATTTCGTAAGAAGAAATTCCTGCTTTTTCAATACTTTCAAAAAATCTTTCAATAATTCCCATAATTTTAAAGCTTGTATTTGATACTTTAGAATTATAAAGTATCTTTGTACCGTAACAAGTACGAGGTGTTAAAGGAACAAGTTGGTTAAACATTCCTCCGAGGAGGTTTAATATATACACCCATGATAGCTCGTACCTATTGTGGGTGTTTTTACTATGGTTATTGTTCTTTTATGTTTAAAGTTCTGCTATTACTCTTGTTTATACTTATATGCGTGACTGTGATACTTGTTTGGACAAAAGTATTACTCCCATTGCTTGGCATGGATAAGTATTCTATGTTTTCTAAGGATTCAAAGAGTACTAATGATTCTAAAGACTCTAAGACTTCTATGTCGTCTTATGATGATTTAAAGATTTTGTGTATCAAACCTATGCATCATCAAGAACCTCAAGGACCTAGGAATCCTTTTGAAGAGTCGGATAAAATCATCGACCACGCAAAAGAATCATACCTTGAAATTTTGAAGGAAGAGAAGAGCACTGTCAGAGAAAGAGGTAACTTTCTCCAGTCTAATCCTTAGTTTCCCTTTGAATGTATCATCGAACAATCTGTCTCCATAACGTTTTTCAAGCTCTCTTAACTGGTTAATAATATAATCCACATCTTTCTTATTTTTAGTTTTTTCTGTTGTATCAAGCATCATGTAAATAGACTGTCTTATATCGTCAATTTTACTCAATTCGGTTGCTAAATGCAACAAACGCATTTCCATGTACATCATGGTTTTAGCAGTATGAATTACATGATTGTCGCTTATCTCCTTCAATTTTTCATCTATCTCATTTTTAAGCTCCTTTCTCAGGCCAAACATATTAAATGCAAAAAGGACGGAGATAATCGCCACTATTAAAGAAAGCATGGTCATTATAGTATCCAGCAAAGTCCATGTTATAGGTTCATATTTACATAGCCATAGCATTATAGATATAAAACTTGTCACTATTGAGGCTATACCTAATCCTAACGCCCAATTATCTTTCTTCATATAATAATGTATTAAGAAACCTGATAGTTAAATAATGTTATGTACTTTATAATTCTAAAGCTATTTATTTGATACTTTAGAATTATAAAGTACATTTGCATATCGAAACTTAGATACGAAACAAATATAGTAAAAAACAACTAACCCTCACACGATTATGAAAAAGAATTTATTACACGAGATTATGAGTCTTGCATGGCAGTTGGTAAAGAGAAACGGTTTCTCTATGAGTGAAGCGATGAAATGCGCTTGGGCAAACATGAAGCTGAAAGCTGCCATGAAGCAAAGAATCGTAAAGTTCTACTTCAAAAAGGTAGATGGTTCTGTTCGTGAAGCCTACGGCACGCTGAAAGAAAATCTGATACCAGCCACATCTGGTGAAAGCAGAAAGAAGAATGACACTGTTCAGGTGTACTTCGATACTGAGAGACAAGAATACAGATGCTTCAAGAAAGCTAACCTTTTAAACATCGCCGCATGACTATGACACGCCACGAAATCGAAGAAGAACTTGACGGGCTGTACAAAGACCTGAACTTCGCCTACAACGCAGATGAAGAGACTTTATGCAGGGCTTTCAATGCTGACAGCAAGCAAGAATACATCAAAGTACTTACTGAAGAGGTGGACAAATACGAAGCCCTTCTTGAAGAATACAACCTGCCTGAAGATGATGGCATGGACTACATTAACCTTCAGTTATCACAAGGCATGGCAGTTACACGCTGGTAACTCACCTACCCTGCTGACGGACTGAACGGCAACCGATAGCGAGAATCGGGCAGGGTTCTACTTGATTGGTTCTTTGACATGATGGAAATTTAGGCTTACCGTTAAGCCTGACGTGAAACGGACGACTGAGTAGCGATAACGGCTGTGTGAAAAGAGTATGAGTAAAGGGCTGCACTAAGCAAACGCAGCATACGAATCACACAGATAACAAAAAGACACTTATACGATTGCAGGTGGCCGTAGGTCGGCTACAAAGACAATCTTCACTGATTAGACACCAGCATGAACTATATATACCCGTGGCTTACCAGACCTTTGATAAGCAGTAAGGCAACCACCGGAACGCCCACGGGAACGATATTTAATACACACGGTTATGAAAATACTACTTTTTCTCTGTGCATTGTCCGTTCTGGTAATGCACTTCAATCAAGACCTGTCTGCTATGTACTGGATAGGATTTGTCGGGTTTATAATCACTGGTTTTTCAATCGCAAACAGACTGGACAATGAACGAGCTGCAAGAAACAATAAAAAGCATCTGTGATGAATTTGCGGACATCAGTGCCATTCTGACGGCACGCTCACGGGAACTGGACAGACGGGAGCTATTTGATAAGGAGATAGAAACGGAAATAAAAAACATTAAAAAGAATAGACATGAAAACAAATGAGGAATTACAAGGTATGACGCATGATGAACTCGTGGCATACACACAGAATCTGCAACGAGAATCCGAAGAATACAAAAAATCAATGCTGTATTACATGGAAGAAGAGAAAAAGATTGAATCGAAGTTTGACAACTTCAAGAACATGGTTAAGTCATTAGCTGGCTTAGTAGATTAGTTTTTATGGTTTGAAAATGGGTAGATGCCGGGCTATGAAAGTCCGGCATTTTCATTGGCAGATAGTTCAGGCGGTAGAACACCATGTAAGGGTTAGCATGGAAGTCACGGGTTCGAGTCCCGTTCTGCCAGCAAACAATCAAATACTTAAACTATGGTTAGAGAAATTACAGTAGACGAAAACTACCAAACAGTACGTCTTTTTGACGAAATGAAGAAAGGGGACATTTACAAGGTTCCCTATGACAAGAAACGGCACAACGGAATCAAGCTGGAAGCATCACGCCGCAATCGTGACCTTCGCTTGATCGGGACACTTAAAAACAAAATGGACGTGAAATATCGGGTATCAGCAACAGAGTATCCGGGTTTCTCGGCAATTATCTGCTTAAAATAAAATGCTTATGATAAACGAAGATGTATTGAAAATAGTCTTAAACAACAAGTCTTTCGGGAAATACGAAGCAGCTTCGATAGTAGGCGGTCTCAAAAGGCTGAAAGAATTGTGCGAATCCGGAAGGATAAGATACAAGACCAAAGAAGGCGTGCCACACAGCAGATGGGCTTGTAATGCCTGGGACGTGATAAAACATGCAAAATTGATGTATTAAAACCAATTATTATGGAAGAAAAGCCAAATCTATATCAGAAGATACAGCTTGTCTCAAATGAGATAAAAAATATCGAAAAGAACCTGACCGTAGGCAAAGGTAATTATGCCTACAAGGCAGTACAGGACATTGATGTCACCTTGGAAGTGAAAGAAGCCGAGTCCAAGCATGGCCTTGTCAGTATTCCCATTAAGCAGGAACTTGTTAAATCGGAAATAATTAGAGTTGTCAAAGAAGGTGGAGGGGAATCCATCAACTATATGGACATCATAAAAATGACCCTACGCATTATCAATCTGGACAACACATCAGAATACATAGACGTGGAAAGTTTTGGGCGTGGACTTGACCCAGGCGACAAGGGATTTGGAAAGGCTTCTACTTATGCCAGAAAATACGCTTTACTTAATGCCTATAAGATTGCTACAGGTGAAGACCCTGATGAAAACAAATCCAAAGTGCAAACCCCTGCTACAGTAGATGAAGTGAAAAATATTGTCGTTGATTACATGATGACCGACAATCAGTTTGCGCAGAACATACTGTCTTATTTCAATGTAGGAAGTGCTGATGACATGACAAGCGAACAGCTTAAAATGGCATATAACAACCTCAAGAAGAAAGGAAAGATATGACAGAAACCATGTACATAGGAAGCGGTGACGTTCATGCCTTGATGAGTGGTAAGAATACGAAATCACATATCGCCCTCATGCAGCGTTTCGTCAGCGGGATAAAGCCTTATTACAATGCTTTTGCCAGCCCTATAGATGCTTTACGTACGGGAGCCATTCTTGAGAACAGGTATCTTCTCACTTTGCCTGACAACTACTTTACTCAGTATGTTGTCAGGTCAGATGAAATGAACGTGTTCAAGTGCAGCCTGGACTTTGCTTGTATCGATAAAGGAAAGTTAACTGATTTTGATGAATTAAAGACTCTTTATCTTTCAGATTACCTTGATTTTATTGAGCCTATCAAGCATGACAACAAAGCTTTAATCGAATACGTCAAGAAGAAGCATAAAGCTTATTATTATCAGGTTCAGGAACAACTCTTTTGCACTCATCTTAAAAGCTGTAACCTTGTTTTTCTGTCTGTAACAACCTACGACGACGAAGCCAACTGGCATCGTAATATCCTTCCCAATGAGTATTGTAAAATCCGTATCACTCGTGACGAACAGGCAATTGCAGAAATAAAACGACGTGGACAGATTTTCCAACAGATAAAAGATTTTTATTCAAACTAATATGGCAAATCAAATAACTGGACGGCTGGTCTATATTGGCCAGCCCCAAGAAATCCCATCCAAAAGCGGTGGCAACCCGTTTGTGAAACGTGAATTTATTCTTGATGCCACAACCTATGACCCCTATACAGGTGAACGAAGCCAGTACGAGAACATTCTACCTCTTGAAGTAAGTGGTGACAAATGTGCCGAACTTGACCAGTTCAGAACCGGTGATGTAATAACGGTTTCCTTTTCCCTCCAAGGTCGGGAATGGACAAATCAGGACGGACAACTAAAACGTATGGTGTCCATCCGCTGCTATAAACTGGAAGGCCGTCAGCCAATGCACCAGCCAGCATCCGTGCCAGCACAGCAACCGTCACCGACACAAACGCCAACCATGGCACAGGCGTTTCCACCTGATGTAGATGCGAATGGAAATCCCAAAGATGACTTACCGTTCTAGCCTATGAGCATATTCAATCTGAAGAATGAATACGATATACCCAAGTTCAAGGCTTATGTAAACAAACTGTTCCAGGAGCGGGCGGTTGTGGAAGTGAGAAAGAAGCTGCCCAACCGCACGCTCGCCCAGAACAGATACTTCTATTTGCTTCTAAATTGGTTCGCAAGTGAAACAGGTTATAGTGTAGAGGAAGTTAAAATCGATATTTTCAAGAGGTTATGTAATAGGGATATATTCGAGAAAGAAAAGACGAACAAAAAAGGAAAGATTATAAAAACTTTGAGAAGCTCGTCTGAACTGAGTACGGGAGAAATGACTCTCGCTATTGAAAGATTTCGGAATTATTCTAGTGCTAAAGCAGGAATATATTTACCAAGTCCTAACGAGAATGAGTTTCTATTACATATTCAACAAGAGATAGAAAAAGATAAAGAATTTCTAAGCTATGGGGATGGGTGAGAATTGGAAAGATATATCCGGATATGAAGGTTTATATCAAGTATCAGATATGGGACGGGTTAAATCTATATGCAGTCATGTAAGGCTTCAAAATGGCGAGTTAATGAAAAAGAAACCACATATTTTGAAACCACAAAACAGATGTGGATATAGATGCGTAAATCTATTCAAAGATGGAAGTATTCATACAGTAAACATTCATCGTTTAGTGGCTGAATCTTTCTTGCCTAATCCTCATAATTATCCAGTTGTAAATCATAAAGATGAAAACAAAACAAACAACAATGTAGGAAATCTTGAATGGTGTAGCCATGCTTACAATCTTAATTACGGTACAGCTAAAAGACGTAGAGCTATATCGCAAGGAAAGGTGGTTCTTCAATTGGATAAAAATGGAGTTTTGATAAAACGCCATTTAACATTGATGGATGCTTATAGAGATACTGGTGTAGATTACCGAAATATTTCACTTTGCTGTTATCATAAAAGAAAAACTGCTGGTGGATATTGTTGGAAGTTTGAATAATAAATTAAATCGAACGTAACAAAGAGTTTATTTGACTATGGACAAATTTTTAGGACAAGACATCCCTGAACAGGAACGATGGCAGTTCCTTCAGGACAACGCCGATGCGGTAGAGAAAATCGGATATACTCACCGATTCACCCCCGAAGAACTGGCTCAGAAGAAAGAGACTTTGGCCGAGGTATCAATCACCATCAACGATGTTGAGTTGGAGAAGAAAGAGGCTATGGAAAGCTTCAAAGAACGATTGAAGCCTTTGAATGAAGAAAAGCAGGAACTTTTGGACCACATCAAAAGAGGTTCGGAGTTCGTCGAGAATGAAGAATGTGCAAAATTCCTATACCATAAAGAAAAGATGGTAGGATTCTACAACAAGTTAGGTGAACTGGTTTATAGCCGCCCAATCATGCCACAAGAAATGCAGAAGACAGTATTTAGTATTAACCGTAAAACTGGAACAGAATCATGAGTGAAAACAAAATCAATTTGGTAGTACCGAAAGAGTACAATGGTACCCCCATCGAAGTAGTATTGAGAGAAGGTAAAGCATCCGTAGCCCTTGACCCGAAAGAACCGGAGAGAGTAGTTATCAATGGAACGATAGAAGCACCCTTCAGATGGCTGGAAAAGCGTGTCGAACTGATTAATCAGAAATCGGCCAATATCATTGTGAACCGTGATAAGATGTGTCTGGCTTTGACTATTGATGAAACCAATTATTACCAGACAGTAATTAGTGGAGTTTTACAGGCTTCAAAGGAAATGCAGGAGTTCGGTATCAATGCGGAAAGGAAATGGGAACCTATCAAATTGTCCCAGTTCTTCAAGATGCACCGTGCCTTCTTCAAGGATAAGTCTGAGAACATGATGCTGGTTTCTACTTTGAAGAATTTCAAGGCGAAAGTAAACCAGGATATAGAACGTAGTAAAGAGGAAAACGGAAACAAGACGGATAACTATTCTCAAGTGGTTGATTCCAATCTGCCAAAATCGTTCAAACTGAATATCCCTCTTTTCAAAGGTTTTGCCTGTGAAGAAATCGAAGTTGAAATCTACGCCGATGTGGACGGACGGGAAGTTTCCCTTTCTTTGGTTTCTGCCGGTGCGAATGAGGCCATTGAAGAATACAAGAATAAGGTGATTGACAAACAGGTTGAAGCAATCAAAGGTGTTGCACCTGACATCGTAATCATTGAGGTGTAACAATGAGAAAGCAAATTTATTTAATTCTGTTTCTGGTAGTCGGAGTATCTATCGGAAACAGAATATTCAATCACCTCAACGCTTGGCTGGGCGTGGTAATAATATCAGCCACAGTGATTTATTTCGTTTATAAACTAATTAAAAATTTGAAGAATGAAAAGATTGATTAATCTAATGTTGGTCTGTATGACCTTAGTGGTATTTGCTTCATGCGAAAGAGTAGCCCCTAATTATGCCGGTGTTCTAATGGAGAACTATGGGAAGCAAGGAAAAGAGGATTTTAAGGTAGTGTCCGGTAAAGTTTCCACTTGGGAATGGGGCACTGAATTGTTTCAAGTTCCATTGTTTGACCAAAGAGGGGAATTTGCTGAACCTGTCACATTGAAGGCTGCTGATAACACTGAATTTAACGCACGTCCTACTTATTCTTATAAAGTTATCAAGAATAGAGCTATAGATGTTGTATTCGATAACAAACATATAGATAAAGCTGATACAGAATCAGGAAAAGACGGGTTTATGCAAAGCCTTGAAGATAATATACTTGAACCTCGTATTTATGATTTAATCAAAGAAGAAAGCCGTAAGCACAAGACAGACAGTTTAATGGCTGACGGTGGTTCTCTTCTTTTTGAAAAGCGGTTGGAGCAGATTGTGGATAAAGAATTTGAGAAAAGAGGGCTTCAATTGCTGACTTTTTCTGCACAGCTTGAATTTTCAAAGGCTGTGCGTGAGAAGATTGATAGTCGTAATGAGGTGAATACCAATATATCTGTATTAGACCAGCAGATTGCAGAGCAGAAGAAACGCAACGAATTGGAGCAATTAAAAACAGAACAGGCTATCATTCAATCACGTGGGTTGACTAAAGAAATACTCTATAAGCAATTCATAGATAAATGGGATGGCCGTACACCACTTTATGGAATTGCCCCTGAGTTTTTAAAAATAACGAAATAGCATGAATAAACGCCCGGAAAGACGGGCATACGGGCGCAAGCACAGGACGTGCTTTAGTATGGAGTAATTGCGCAATATCTCCATACACTTGTCCCATTGAATTAGCTAATATATGAGCAAGTAAAACCGTGATGGTTGGGCGGGTTCGATTCCCGTTGCGTCCACAACCAATAATGGAATTATTATGAAAGAAGAACGGAAATTAACATTTGGGAAATACAAAGGACAAGAGATAAAGTATATCATACTTACTCATATTGGTTATATCATGTGGTGCTTTGAGAATATCAACTGGTTTAAGCTGACAGATCAAGAACAGGCTTTATATGATGCGATAGCCATAATGATTAAGAAGGAACGCTTGCCAATGACTTTTCCGGTTGAAATGATGTATAAGCATATAAAAGACAGAGAGTCATATGAAAAGTTAAATACTCCATTTACATTCAATTATGGATATATATCTTTAAGAATGTCTGAAAAGGATAATCCAATATTCAACAGTATTGAAAAATACATTACACACAAAATACGCAGAAATAGTACGAAAGAATGTTCGTCATTCGAAAGTCTTTCAGGAGATTTGACTGGTCTTTCACATAGCATGAATAAAGAAATAGAAAAAGCTCGGCTTAATGGTGAGAGTGATGAAGAAATATATGGTTATTGGGGTAGTATGAATGATTATAAGGCTTTATAAATATGTATTACATCAAGAAACCTAAAAAGAAGAAAGAAAAGCCTTTGCCGTTATTCGATAAGGCAGGTATCAAGATTAAAAAGAAGCCGGATTTAGTGGCCAAACTCGACAAAGTTTTCAGCCGCTATATCCGGCTTCGTGATTGTATGCCGAACGGGTATTTCCGTTGTATCTCATGCGCCCAGATAAAGCCATACGAACAGGCAGATTGCGGACACTTCCATTCGCGCCGCCACATGGCTACACGCTTTGACGAGGACAATGCCCACGCAGAGTGCCGGGCGTGCAACCGTTTCAGCGCAGACCATCTGATACATTACGAGAAAAACTTGAAATCAAAAATCGGTCAGCAACGCTTCGACAAGCTGGCATGGAGAGCAAGCCAGGCGAAGAAATGGACTGATTTTGAATTAATAGAACTCACCAAGTATTACAAGGCTTTGGGAGACAAACTGAGTAAGGAGAAAGGATTATGAGTTATGTTTTACGGGATTACCAGCAGAAGGCCAGTAATGCTGCAGTCAGCTTCTTTGCTAACAGGGCCAAGAAGAACAATGCCATCATGGTACTGCCTACCGGAGCCGGCAAGAGTCTTGTGATAGCCGACATCGCCAGCCGTCTTGAAGGGCACACGCTAGTATTTCAGCCCAGTAAGGAGATACTAGAACAGAACTATCTGAAGCTCTGTTCGTATGGTGTTCTGGATTGTTCCATCTACTCTGCCTCATTCGGGCGAAAGGAGATTTCAAGAATAACTTTCGCCACTATCGGAAGCGTAGTCAACCATCCGGAACTTTTCCAGCATTTTCAGAATATCATCATCGACGAGTGCCATCTGGTTAACCCGAAAGACGGAATGTACAAGAGATTTCTTTCGATGCTGAAATGTAAAGTTCTTGGATTGACGGCTACGCCTTACCGGCTTTCATCAAGCAGGGATTTCGGCAGTATGTTGAAGTTCATCACACGCACACGCCCGTGCGTGTTCTCTGAGGTAATCTATCAGGTTCAAATCTCTACTCTATTGGATATGGGGTATCTTTCGAAGCTGAACTATTATCCGATGAATCCTTTGGGATGGAACGAACTTAACCTGAAGGTGAACACTACCGGAGCCGACTACACGGACAAGTCTGTAGTGAAAGAGTATGAGCGTATCGACTTCTACGGGTTTCTGGTGAGCATCGTCCAAAGGCTTATGAATCCCAAGAGCGGTGTAAAACGAAAAGGTATATTGGTTTTCACCCGTTTCTTGAAAGAAGCAGAACGTCTCACCTGGTCCATTCCCGGAACAGCCATCGTTTCAGGAGAAACACCGAAAAAAGAACGCGAACATATCCTTGAAGCGTTCAAGGCCGGAGAGATACCCGTTGTAGCCAACGTAGGTGTACTTACTACCGGATTTGACTATCCTGAACTGGATACGATTGTCATGGCCCGTCCGACAATGTCACTGGCTCTTTGGTATCAGATAGTCGGTCGTGCCATCCGTCCGCATCCTAACAAGGAGGCTGGCTGGATCGTTGACCTTTGCGGGAATCTGAAACGATTTGGCGAAGTCAAGGATTTACGCCTGGTGGATAGCGGAAACGGTAAATGGGCCGTGTACTCCAATAGCAGACAGTTGACTAACGTAAGATTCTAAGATTATGGAAGGATATATAAAACTAAGCCGCAAGTTCTTCTCGAATGATATGTGGAATGAAGCCCGGACTTTTAGCAGTTGCGAAGCGTGGCTTGACTTGATTCAGTCAGCACGATTTGAGGCAACGCCCCGTATGGAGAGTATCGGAGGTCGAGAAGTCTCTTATACAAGAGGACAATATCCTGCATCCATAAGATTCTTATCAAAGCGTTGGAAATGGTCTGAGAGGAAAGTACGGACGTTTCTTGCCTTTCTGAGAAGAGAGAACATGATAACTCTTTCCAAAGAACAAGGAATGAATGTAATAACCTTGGTAAAGTACAATGAGTATAATGGCTCAGAGTCTGACACAGTAAGTGACACAAGCAATGACACAATGAGTGACATAAATATCATTCAGGAAATCAATAATTTACGGATGCAAGTGACACAGCTAATGACACAAGTGGCGACACAGCAGGTGACACACCCTGCCAAAGAGCCAGAAAAGCGACACACGGGTGACACAAAGCAAATAAAGGAGAAGAATATTATTAAAGAAACTACTACTAACGTAGTAGCAAAGAAAGACGCGGCTAAAGCCGCTACTCTCTCTAGGAAAGAATCCTTCTACCAGTCGTTAGTCCCTTATGTCAGTCAGTACCCGAAAGAAATGATTCGGGCTTTCTTCGATTACTGGAGCGAGCTTAACAAGTCAGAAACCAAGATGCGCTATGAACTGGAAAAGACCTGGGAGCTTCCAAGACGGCTGGCGACCTGGGCCAGTCGTGAGAAAGTGCCTTCAAAAACAGATGTAGGCATAGTTCTGAAGGATAATTCACCGGGAAAATACAAGAAAGGCTGGTAAACATGGAACAGATAAATTTTCAACAGACAATCGAACGGCTCAAAGATACGGGTTTCTCCCCTATTCCTAACGTCGTAAAGATAACCGTTCCGGATGCCAAAAGAGTTCTCTGGGCCGGTATCAGGTACTTCACTGGAGAAAATGCCAGATGGCTTCCTGAGTACGAAGAAGTGGCAGGCTGGCTGGCCGGCAATGAAGGTCGCGGACTTCTGTGTTTCGGCAACTGCGGACGCGGAAAGACCCTTATCTGCGGAAAGATTCTTCCTTTGGTTCTTAACCATTACTGCCGCAAGGTGGTAAGCTGCTACGATGCACAGCAGATGAATGCAGATTTAGACGCTGTGAAGCAAAAACACATCATCTACGTTGACGATATAGGAACAGAGAATCTTAGCGTCAAATACGGCGAAAAAAGGCTTGCATTCGCTGAGCTGGCAGACGAAGCCGAGAAGAAAGGAAAGCTTCTTATCCTGACCACCAATCTCACGATAGACGAGCTGAGAGAGAAATATGGGGAAAGAACCATTGACCGGCTGAGGGCGATAACGAAAACCGTCCTCTTCAGCGGTGAAAGTCTGAGAAAATGATATGAAAATCACAATCAACTGGGTAACTCGTGACTGGAACCTGATCAGGAGGTTACGTGAGAAATACCGTCTCCCACAATACATGAACGTGAACGGACTCACAGAAGCAGAGGTTGACGAGGAGACATTAAGCAATCTCCGCAAGGGTGAGCCAAAGTATTTAATCATCAGAAAAGTAGAGAAATGACAAGACAAGAATCAGAAAGAAAGCTCAATGAACTGAGAAAGAAGTATATCGCCTTGATTTCATCCATGAACTTTGCCAAAGCACAGAAAATCAAGAACAAGATTGACTCCCTTGAAAGAGAGGTGGAACCGCATTCCTTGGGAGAACTTCTTCAGGACTATACCCCGGAGTTCAAGGTAGAAATGCTTCGCAAGATGCACAAGCTGTTCATCTATTCAGACTTACTTGAGGGTGCGGCACTGGAGTTCCAGTCTGAACTTGAATCAAACGGAATAGATGCTCAGGTAGTTTTTCAGGTGAAACGCGTACTGAAAGAACTGAGAAGCATAGTACGAATACCGGATGAAGAGAAAAACGCTTCATTGTCTGACAACTTTGCCGGGATGTGTGATGAAGCCGGACTTGTAGTGAGTAACATAATCAACAAATATCTTGCAAAATGATAACGGAAAATGACCCAATGCTTCCACGTAAAGTGGATTTGGAGAAGAACCCTTCTGGAACCGAACTGAAAATCGCCCAGCAGCGTGAACGTGAAAAGCATGGAAGATATGTTTCGGTTCCTGGAGACAAAACGTATACACGTATTTTCGTGCGTGATGGTGAGGATGCGGAAAAGAAGATAGCCACATACTTAGAAAGAATCAACAACCGGCCTCAAAAATGGAACTGATATGGAAGACGTAAATAAAAAAATATTTATAGAATACGTATCCCACTTGTATAGTACCGATAAAAGCTATGAAGTTATTGGTAAAAGCATTAAAGCTGTAAAGTTATTCCTTGAAAGTGATTATCAGGTGAACCGTAAAGGATACAAGGCTTATATCAGAGAAAATGCAGTTGAATTATCTGATAAGCCATACATTAAAGATGCTCTATGTGGGTTCCTTAATTTTCTTGGTATTGGATATTCACGCACACGAAAGGAGAAATCAGTTAAACCTCTGGAGAAGCTAAGCGATGTTTCTGAAAAGAACATGAAACTGATGAATGAATTTGTGTATTACCTTACGCAGGATGAAGATTACTCTCCACACACTCTTGAAATATATTCATTTTCAATTAAGAAATATTTCGAATACGCCAACGAGGTATCAGTTGACAATTACAAGCGTTTTGTACGGATGCTGGAGGATGAGGGATTGTCTCCCAGAACAATACGCCTACGAATTACCGCACTTGAACGTTTCAGCAAATGGATGAAAAAGCCAATAGAGTTGAAGCGCCCGAAGTTCAAGAAGGAGTTGAATACGGAGAATGTTCCGACAGAAGCCGAATACAACCGGCTGCTTGAGTATTTGAAAACTTGTCCTAACAGGGACAGGTACTTCTTCATCAAGATACTGGCTACAACCGGGGCGAGGGTAAGCGAGTTCTTCCAATTCAAATGGGAGGACATCCTTTCCGGTGAAGTCACTCTAAAGGGAAAGGGAAACAAGTACCGGAGATTCTTTTTCAGCAGGCAGTTACAGGCGGAAGTAAAAGCATACGTAAAGGAGAGTCACAAGACTGGATATGTCGCAGTAGGTAAGTGCGGAAGGTTGACACAGAGAAGCTTGTGCCAATCAATGAAAGACTGGGGCGATAAGTGCGGAATAGATAGAAGCAAGATGCATCCTCATGCTTTTCGGCATTTCTTCGCTAAAATGTATCTGAAAAAGAACAATGACGTGGTACAGTTGGCAGACCTTTTAGGACACGGAAGTATTGATACGACAAGAATTTATTTACAGAAAAGTTATGACGAACAAAAAAAAGAATTTAATCGAAGCGTTGTATGGTAGCTTCATGTTCATGGATAACCTTCCGGAATTGATAGACCGGGAAAACATTTACGATGAGACCGGACATGTGGATTTGGAGTTTATGACTGCAATCCTGCAATGGATGTCAAGGATGGCAGAAATAAGTGTGAAAGTACAGAAGTCGTTGAACCGTCTGTTGGGGTGTGACGAACTGGAGCAGAACAACAAGCGCAATAAGGATGATTCTGGAAGTAAATGGAGTGTTGAGGATATTCTTAAACATTGTACGCTTGAAAATAATGTGATGAAACTTCCTCAAGTACAATTTAATAAGAAATCATACGCAGAAGCTAAAAAATGGATTGAAGAAGCCGGAGGTAGCTGGATGGGTGGCAAGGTGCAAGGATTTACATTTCCATTTAATGCAGAACGAGTATTCAATATTCTTCATGAAGGTAAGCGGTGCAATTTACAGCAGGACTTCCAGTTTTTTGCAACACCTCCAGAAGTAGCCGACTGGCTGGTTATGTTGGCCGGTGGTGTGCACGATGATGAAAAGGTTCTGGAACCCAGTGCTGGTACTGGTGCTATCATAGATGCGATTCATCGAAGCTGTCCGGACGTAATTGTAGATTGCTATGAACTTATGCCTGAGAATAAAGAAATTCTATCGAAAAAGGATAATATACGTATTCTTGGAGATGACTTCACGAAGTGTGATATTGCACAGTATGATAAGATTATAGCAAATCCACCATTCAGTAAAAATCAGGACATTCGGCATGTAAGGCGTATGTATGAGTGTTTAAATCCCGGCGGTGTCCTGGCTGCAATAACTGGTCCTCACTGGGAATTTGGAAGTGAATCTGAGTGTAAGGATTTTAGACAATGGCTGGAGGATAATGGAGGGAAGAAATTCGAGATTGAAGAAGGCACTTTCAAGGAAAGCGGAACTGGAACTAAAACTATAGCAATAGTAATTAATAAGTGAGATGGGAAAGTTAAAAGTGTATTATGGATGGGCAAAGATAGGTAAGATTCGTAAGAAGCGTGCAATATCTGTCATGTTCGAGAATGAATGGCATGGTTGCAGGAGCGAACGAGGACAAAGAATACTGAGAGCAGCCCAGGAAACAGTAATAGAGCGATACCAGGATGCGGAAGAAGAGAAAGCTGCAAAGGATTGCAGCCGAATATTTACAGAGTATAGCCTGTTCCTTGACGAAAAGCCAATAAACGGAAGCCTTAACAAGATACTCCAAATGAATAGTGACGCCGATAAGAAACATGTATCTAAAGAAATGCGTGATAAGATTGCTGAAGCCTTACGGAGAGCTTTTATGCAGACGAATCGCAAATACAGAGAACCAGGTTGGCAACAACTTGAATTGAAATTTGAATGATATGGGAAAGCAGGAAAGTATGGATGACTGGTTCCAGATGGCTAAGGATTATGCCAAAGCAGAAAAGGAACTGAAAATCGAGAATTGGGTGCAAATCAGCATCTGCTACGGTCACGGCCATCAATCTGTCACCCTATACACCTACGACCTTCCTCGTGAAGTGTACGAAAGAAGGATGTGGGTAATCAGATGGAGGGTGGCCAGACTGCAATGCCAGTATCCGAGGAATGATGTGTACACTTCTTTTTACTACTACGACAAGCGTTCAGGAGAGTCGCTTGAAGTGAGTTCTTGCCTATCTAAACTGATTTCTGCAAAAGCCCAGATAACAAAAGCAGAACGTAGGATGAATGAGTACATCGAGCACAACCGTCAGAACAACATGTTCTTTGATGAGAATACGGACGAAGAACTGGTTAAGTTCCGGGAGAAATTGGAACGCAAGAAAATTGAGTGCGCTGAGTGTGAAAAGAGACTTGAGCTACTTGTAGAAAAAAGGAGAAATAATCAATGAAAACGAAATTGTATTACCTGTTCCTGGCAGTCATGTGGTGGCTGCTGGGATAGATGGAAAGGAGGATGATTTATGACAAATGATGATATAAAGAGAGCAGCGTACAAATATGCAGGTGATGTAAATCGTAATCGCAAATCTGGTATTGAGCCATATTCTGTAGTGGATTTCATGGAAGGTGCTAAATGGCGTGTTAACGGCGTATGGCATGATGCAAAAGAAGAACCTAAATATGACAAATATTTCCTTTATGAAAACGTTGTACATGCTTATCATGTCGATGGTATATACCCTTCCGAAGATGAACCTTTTGTATGGGATGATTATGTTAAAGACATGGGTCTTTTAAGATGGGTATACATTAAAGACTTAATACCTGATTTATGAGTATAAAAAAGAGGACTGCAATTCGCAGTCCCCTACAATAATCAGTAATATTGCATTTTGATAACGCTTTTCTTTGATAGAATCATATATCCATGAGGATAAAATACCTAAAAGTAAGGGTAAGATAACATTTATAAAAGTGTATGCCATCATATTAGATTCTTTTTTAAGATTTTGCGGCAATATTACCTAACATCTGACAGGACTCGAACCTGAATATTAAAACCTACCGTTTCAGTCACAGATGCTGGAACAAATATAAATAGTATTATTATAATAAGCAAAAGCATGAAAGCAATATCCATCAAACAGCCGTGGGCGAGCCTAATCGCTCACGGTATCAAAGACATCGAGAACCGGACATGGAAGTGTCCTCAGAAGTACATCGGACAAAGGGTACTGATACATGTTTCAAAAACTACAGATGAGAACGGGTGGGAAGCATTAACGAGAGAACAGCTTTTTAAAGTAATTCCATATGAAAAAAAACTTTTCGGAAATAAAAAAGAGCTTCCACATGGTGATATTATTGGCAGCGTGGTGATAGCTGACTGCGTACAGAACCATCCTTCAGTTTGGGCTGAGAAAGGTTGCTGGAACTGGGTGCTGAAGGATGCAGTTCTGTTTGATAAGCCGATTATGAATGTAAAAGGAAAACTTAGTTTTTGGGAGTTCTCTTATTTCTTTTTTCTGCTCTTTTTATTTTAAGATATTCTCCAAATGCCATAATTGTAGGCAAAAGTACACTTGATGCTATTACCTTTAATTCCCGTATAATATTAAATGAGTATTCTTCAATGAAAATCATCAATATGAGTTCATAGGTCGTTAAAGCTATTAATACTATAATTGAGGCTATAAAATTTAATTTTGTTATACATTTTGTGTTGAAATCTATTAAACGATTAACAAAAAACCAAGGTATTAATAATATAGTTGATAATGAGTAGAATATAGTTGAATAAAATAATGAGCCTATAATTGATAATGCGACCTCTTTAGAAAATTCATAATTTTTAAAGTCTGGAACAGTAAGGAAACATATTAAGTAAATTGTTAGTGCATTACATATAAGAGTTATTACTATAGTTTTCCAATATTCTTTTAATGATGAGAATAGTTTTATCAATGCATCCATATCACAATTCAATTAAATACGGTGTAAAAATAGAATAAATAATTTATACATGGGAACTTACCGACAGCCCTTGTCAGTGCTTTGTGAATGCCCAGTAACTGTTTGGGTGGTTATCGGGTATTTTTATCTATATAGTGCAATAATTGATACAATAAGCGATGCTAAAGCTATTATGATGCTAATAATAAGAAGCCATGTATTTTTCTTATATTCTCTTCGTTGAAGTTGAAGCATTTGATATTGTTCGCGCATAAACTTACGCGTATCTTTTTCATCCATGATTTTTGTAAATTCAGATGGCATGTTTGGATATTCACGAAATAAGGTGTCAGAGTCGTTATGTTTTTTCATAATATACCTTTTCCAACAAAGATATACAATATTAATTCAATAACAATATGAACTTAAACAAATTAAGAGATAAGGCCTACCAGTGCGCAGTAGTTCACGGATGGCACGAAGAGAACCTGAGTGATGAGCATTTCCTTTGTCTGGTCATATCCGAACTTATGGAAGCGGTAGAAGCAGACCGGAAAGGGAAACAGGCGAAAGTTGCAATGTTCAAGGAATGGCAAGGGAATAGCGTTCCATTGACCGAAGAAACTAGGAAAAGGAGATTCATGGAAGACTTTGAGGCATTTATCAAAGGGACTGTCGAGGAAGAACTTGCCGATGCCTGTATTCGTCTGTTGGATTTGGCTGGACTGAGAGGGTGTGATTTGGATAGCTTTGACTACGAAGGAAGCGATACGGAAGATTATTCTGATATGACCTTCACGGAGTCCATGTTTAGAATCTGTATCTATGTTACCGACAACTTCTACCGGGATGAACCATTTATCCTCCTGAATGAGATATTCGCTTTCTGCCGGGATAGAAATATCGACATCTTCTGGCACATCAAGCAGAAAATGAAATACAATGAACTTCGTCCGTACAAGCACGGAGATAAAAACTACTGACCATGAAACACGCATTCTACGCTTTAATCATCATACAAGCCCTGTACGAGCTTGTGAAGCTGTTCAGATGTAAATCCTTATATCGGCATGCAAAAGTCTTTCAGAAGCTGGATAAGACATCAAAAAGATGGTATCTGATGGCGCATCCGTGGCTTCATGTTGCATTATTCATGGATACTATCGGACTTTTATTGCTGGGGATAGGATTGTTTTCAAGCCAATGGATATGTTTCCTTGTTGTCCTGGCCATGAGTTTCAGTCAGATTCAAAAGCTGGGAGCATGGGCGGTGTTCCTGGACAGTCTGGTTACGGTTATCATCTACGCTTTTGCCATCCTGAACGAATATTACTTGGCATAAAAAAAGGGAGCCAGCCCACACGATTAGAAGCCAACTCCCCCACACGATTATGATGCAAATATAAGAATTTCCAACTAAATAAATCGTGCTATGACAAAAGAATTTTCATCAATCGTGGAGTTGAAATCAATACGTGAACAGAAATCAAGATTATCAGAACGTGAGCAGGAGTTATCCTCCCCCATCCTGACTGATTTTACTCTCATCTCGGAGATTTATGAGTGGTTCAGAGAGATACTTTCCAATGCAGATTGTCCGCCCAATCCGGAGAGCGTCACCCAGCGGAAGAAGTTTCTCTTCATCGTGCTGTTCCTCTTTGCACCCAGTGTGCTTGCCGGTGGACGGTTGCCGAATGGTATCCGGGCAGAGATTTCCGGTGTGTTCCCGGATGTTTCCCCGTGTGTAATATCAAACAATATCGCTGATGTTTCCTTTATCTACCAGCAGTATAAGGATTTCCGGCAGGATATAGAGTACCTTTACAACCAGATTTTAGAAAGGCTGAAAATCAAAGGACTAATCAAGTAACCCCGTTCCGAAAGGCTCGGGGTATTTTTATGAAACATTTTACCAATTGTTTGTTCTTGGTTTAAGCAATCTTAGGCTAAAAATCACCATGTTGGTAACTTTGTCTCAAAGAGATAATAACAGCTATCCTCACGGCTGAAAAGTATAAACCCTGCCATTGGTAAGAAGTGAGGAGCTTGCCTTTGGTGGGGTTATTTTTTAATCTAAGATTCACTGAGACATGAAAACAAATCAAGAAATGGTAAGGCAAATGGGGAATTTAGAAGTTATTCAACGCACTGTTGACGGCTATTTCAATGCTACCAGGCTTGTAAAGTTATGGAACGAACGAAACTCCTCAAACAAAGAATTGAAGAAATACTTTGAAAATGAATCGACCAAGGAATTAATCGCTACCATCGTTGAAAAAGAAAATCTAAATGGGCAAAATTCTCCCTATTTAAGTTCACGCGGTAAATGCGGTGGAACCTGGGTTCATCCTGTATTGTTCATTGATTTGGCTATGTGGCTAAATGCGTCATTCAAATATGATGTAATCAAATTCGTTTCTGATCAAATGATTCGTTACCGGAATGATGCTGGGGACGCTTATAGGGAACTCTCTTCTGCCATCATGAAAATCGTTCCCAAAGACTTTATGCCTAAAGCCATGCAGAAGGTCGGTGAAGCCTTGAACTGGGTTATCTTCAACAGTCATGAAAAGATGCTACGTAATAAGCATGGTGAGGAACAAAAACAACGTGAATTGTGGCAGCTTGAAAAGAAGATTGCTGATTTGGTCAATGAAGGTTTCTTGACCGACTATGAAAGCCTTATTGGGTATCTGAGAATTCAATACCAGAAAAGGAACTATCCAAAGGTCTTTGCTAATGCTGGATAAAATATTACAAAAGTAGAAAAGCCGGAGCGTTATGCTTCCGGCTTTAGTTTTATGCTTCATATCCCTCATAATAGTAAGATTGAGTAATCCCCTTGAATATTACTTCACGGTCATCTACTTGGTCTGTTAATGCCTGTTGCAACAATACCCGGAGTTCCAAATCATTTATAGGGCTGCGTTCCATAGCTTGTAGATACAGGTTTTTATCCACATTGCGCCAGTCTATTACTTTTTTCAGACGTTTTTTCAATATCATATCCAGCCAAATACGGGTGGCTCGCCCGTTGCCTTCCATAAATGGATGGGCGATATTCATTTCCACATATTTGGCAATGATTTCATCAAATGTCGTTTCCGGCATCTTCTCTATAACCGGGAGAATTGCATCAAGATACAAGCAGTTGGCAAAACGGAAGTTTCCTTTGGCGATGTTCAATGTACGTACCTTTCCGGCAAAGTCATACAAGCCATCGAACAAGTAGCGGTGAATCTCGCACAATCCTTTCACCGTTCCTACTCCAATTTTATCTATATCACCTGTTTCAAATAAGGCATGGGCTTTTTCAAGGCTTAATTTGTCTATTTCGTTTGTTGTCATGGTTATTTTCCTTTCTCTATTTTGATTCTTAGAGGATAAAGCCCCGAACCATAAGGAACGGGGCTGGAATAATCGTGTTTAAATATTTGATGTTGCACCACTAACACTATCAGTTTCTTCCTGTTCATTTTTTGAACTAACAGCTTCTTCAATTAACCCATTTACTTTTTTAGTATATTCATCATCAGGGTCTTCTTTATATATAATTTTAGTTACTCTTTTATCAACAATATAAATATAATCGCCTAAATCAAAATTACCACCTTTGGTTTTACATCTAAATCTATGTTTAACCCTCCATCCGCAAAATTCAGGTTTAAAGCCAACAGAAGCATTTCTTATTGAATCTGTATAACCATTTACAATACTCATTTTTGATTTAACTTCATCTAAATGTTCTCTCATTTCATTGTATGCTTCTTCATACTTGCCCCTCCCATAAGATGAATAGCTATCTCTCCATATTTCTGCTGTTCTTTGCGCATCTTTTACTTTATCAAGTCCTTCTTGTACGTCATCGAGAAATGAGCGTGCTATATAAGCATAAGATTTGATTACTGAATCTGTATATATAGATGTAAATGCACTATCTATTTTAGTTTCAACAGGTTCATAACTCTCAAAATCATAAAGGGTTTTGAACATTTCTTGTTTTATAAGTTCTGCTACCTTTTCTTCGCGAGATTTACAGCCCACAAGTAAAAACGTGGGCAATAAAATAAATAGTATTTTTCTCATAATTCTAAATTTAAAATTAAACATTCGGATTCAATTTTATCTCCTTACCGCAGTGAGGACAGTGTATAACTCCCTCTTTGGGTTTATCAAAGAGTTCTGTTACTGGCACACCTAAAGCGGTGGCAATCTGTTCTAATCTCTTTAATGGTGGGTTTCCATTATCTCCCATAGCGATACTTAACCCAGTTTCAGTCATACCGATTTTAGAAGCCAGTTCTTTTGCGGTAATTCCTTTTTCTCGCAACAATTCTTTAATTCTCATTTAAATTTAGTTTTATAGCACAAAAATATCTACTATTTAAATAATAAGCAAATAATTTAAATATCAATTTTATATTTAGATTTTATTAACTATGAAAGCTTGTTCTATAATTTAAATATCAATTATATTTGCAGCATAAAATTTAAACAGCATTTAAAGAACTAATAAATATAAGAACTATGGCAACAGAAAAGAGAAACCTATTAAAAGAGATTATGAACCTTGCTTGGTCATTTGTACGCAAGAACGGTTATTCAATGAGTGAAGCATTGAAATGCGCTTGGACTAATATCAAACTTCGTGCATTGCTTCATAAGAAGGTGGTTGAGTTCTATTTCAAGAAAACAGACGGCACACTGCGTCAGGCTTTCGGTACTTTAATGAGTGGCAGAATACCAGAGACAAAGGGTACAAAGAAAACAGCAGATAACTGCCAGGTGTATTTCGATTGTGAAAAAGAAGAATGGCGTTGTTTCAAAAAATGCAACCTTATAAAGATAGCTTAGTATTAACATTTAAAAGAATATGACTTATGAGAATTATAGACTTTAATCCTGAATTGCACAAGATAACATTTACTAACAAACAAGAAACAGTAATAACTGAATCAAACATTATGTTATTAAAACGAATGTTCAACAACCCCGAAAAATACCAGTATTACATGAAAACACTTTGGCTGTTGCGTTCTCTGAGTGAAAAGAAATGTTGTAAAGATGGCATGATAGACTCTAATGATGAAGTTTACCCGATATTTAGGCTTGCAAATGAACTTATTGGTAGTCTGCTACGAGAAGACACCTTTTTTGACTGCGAAGGTAATCTTATGCAAGGCTTTAATCCAAACATGATGAAAACTGCAATGTAAATCCCTCACACGATTATTTTGAAACAATCAGCCAAATGTTTGTTCTGATTACGGCAATTTTTAGGATAAACATTTGGCGGTTGGTAATTTTGCCATAGAATGAAATGCGCTTCGTGGCAGTTGCGCTGCAAAGATATTCAAGGCATTTCTTTCAAGGGGTAAACTGCCACTTTAGACCTCTTTTAAGATTTGCCTTTTTATATGTCAGGCGTGACAGGTCAAGGCAAGACATTCAGGTGTGCATGGGTTCAAATCCCAGCTTGCTACTACGGTCAAAATAAAATCCTCATTGATGAATTGACCGGCCATCAATGAGGATATGTTTAATTCAGGTTTTACAGCGTATGAACAAAGAAACCATAAATGAATCCCAATTCATACGGTACAAAGATAAGCAAATTTCTTATTGTACCTACAATGGCAGGATATATATTTCTTGCAAGGGGCTTAATTCTGATGTCGGGATAAGCATAAGCGAATGGAAATCAAAGAACATGTTGCAAATAAAAACGTATGCAGCCGAAAACGGATTGAAACTAAGAGAAATCATGTATTTCGGCCAGTATCTAGAAATCGGGATAGCTTTGATGTATTTCGCAAACAATAAAGAATTGACAGAGTGTGTAAAGAGTCAGATTGGTAACTTAAATTCAAAAAATATGAATGAGATACAGGTTTTACAGAGAACAACTTTATTAGGTAAAGAACTTACCGTTTACGGCAATGCAGAGAATCCGTTGTTTCTTGCTAAAGATGTAGCAGAGTGGATTGAATACGATGTAAGCAGCCTTAATAAACTCGTAAATACAGTAGACGAAGATGAAAGGCTGGTCGGAACATTATTCCGGTCAGGTCAGAACCGTCAAGTCTGGATGCTGACAGAGAGCGGTTTATATGAAGTCCTGATGCAAAGCCGCAAACCGATAGCCAAACAGTTCAAGAAAGGCGTAAAAGCCATACTGAAAGAAATCCGAACTAAAGGCGGTTATATGGCAGTAAAATCGGATGATACGCCAGAAGAAATCATGGCAAAAGCCATCCTGTTAGCAAACTCAACCATCGAAAGGCAGAAAGAACGAATATCTGTACTTGAAACCGAAAAGAATCTGGTAGAAGAACAGAACAGACTGATGGCGCCAAAAGCTGCCTACTTCGACAATGTCCTTCAAAGCGAAGGATTGATAACAACAAATATCATAGCCAACGAACTTGGCATGAGTGCCAAAAAGCTGTACAAGATATTAAAAGATTTAGGCGTATTGTACAACCAGAATGGGGTTTACATGCTTTATGCCAAATACAGGGGATTAGGTTATGACAAGTACAGGACACACACCTATACAAGTGATACCACTGGTATGCAGGTTGCAAAGCAATACTTGTGTTGGACGCAACTTGGTAGAAAGTTTATACTTGATTTAGTAAACAGTAAATCGGCAGCTTAAAAACCGTTCATACACACGTCATTAAGTTGGCGTGTGTATAAAATGAAACAATTGGCATATTGTTTCGTATGTACTAGCAATTTATTCTGTTTTGAGGTAAGTATATACTATTTTTGAATAGTAAAATATTAATAATCAAATGAAAACAATCAAATATAATGGCCAAGAAGTAGAAGCCTACTCGCTGATAATGACGAAGGCTAATGCTTTGGATATTCTCAATGGCAAGAAAGTTATAGAAGCTCGTAAGCTAAGTTCTAAATACGAAAAGATGTTTACAAATTTCAAGCAACTTGAAGAAAACGAGAGATTGAGAAAAGAAGGACGTGAAAATGAGTGCCAGCCTATTCTGCGTACTGATATAGAAGCAATTCATTTTTATAGCACAGGTGCCCCGTGGTTTCTTGATGTGGCGATAGATGAAATCGGTATTGGCGAGGTTACTGAAGAGGGCATAAAGTTCATGCACGAAGAATTTGATTTTCACGATTTCGACGAACAGTTAGAAGAGTTCAAGAAAAATCCACCAGAAGAAATTCCATTGTTTTATTACCTGCATATTAGTGAAGTGATTAACCATGAAGGATTAAAATAAGTCAAGCCGCTTTATGCGGCTTTGTCTGCATATAGGTAAAAAGATTGTTTAATTTAAATTCAGGATTATGCCAGAAGTTTACGCAACAGGCTCGGATGGTAAGAAGTACCGAACAAGAGCGGACTATGAAGCCGGACGCTTTCAATCAATGGGTACAAATGCTGCCCAAAGAGCAAGAATCAACAAGAAAGTCGGTGGTAGGGTTGTTTAATTATGGACAAGGCAATAAACATAATTAAGCAGATTTCAAAACAGACTGAGAGGGTTATACTATTTCACTCGGCATCGGGTAAAGATAGTATAGCCCTTTTGGACCTTATGTCGCCCTATTTTAAAGAAATTGTATGCGTCTATATGTATGTTGTCAAGGATTTGCAGCATATAAGCAGGTACATCAACTACACCTGCAAGAAATATGATAATGTGAAGTTCATACAAGTGCCTCACTTTGCGGTATATTCATATCGTAAGAGTGGTTACATGGGTTGTATAAAGAACGAAAAGCAGAGGCAGTACAGTATGGCGCAGCTTACAGAGATAGTCAGAGAAAAATATCATATAGACTGGGCATTTTTCGGGTTCAAACAATCCGACTCAATGAACAGACGGTTGATGCTAAGGACGTACAAAGATGAAGCTATCAATGAAGCGCAAAAGAAATGTTATCCCCTATCAGCTTACAAAAATGTTGATATTCTGAACTATATCGAAAAGAAAAGTCTTATAAAGCCGGAGAAATACGGTAACAGCCAGTCGGCAGGAACGAATATAAGCGATATGAACTATCTTTTGTGGCTCAGAAGTAATTTCCCGGCAGACTTGAAAAAGGTTATAGAGGAATACCCTATGGTAGAACGATTGTTGTTTGAGCATGATTATGAAGGAACTGAAACAAAGTGAGACAAGAATAATAAAACGTTCGCAGATAAATCTGAATCCGATAAACCCTAAGAGGCATTCGGATGAACGTATTAGACTGCAAAAGAAAAACCTGCAAAAAGTCGGTTTTCTTGGTGGTATTGTATGGAATGAATTAAGCGGAAACCTAATAGATGGGCACAGGCGTATCAAGGCTATGGATATGTATTACAAATACGATGGTACTTCTGATACAGACTATAAGGTAAAAGTGGAGGTTGTGAACCTTGACGAAAAAAAAGAAAAGGAACAGCTTACTTATATGGCAGTAGGAAACACCAAGCCTGATTTAGATTTGCTCGCGAGTTATTTGCCTGATATAGACTATTCCGAAGTCGGGTTGAGTCCTGATGAGTTGAATGATATACTTGCGATAAGTGAAGTTGATGCCAATTCCTTATCAGAGTCATTAGATGACTTGTTATTGCCAACAGACTTCGATGGTATAAAAAATCCTATTCCTGAAGATGCTGCACTGCCATATGAAGAGAAGAAAGAACACATGAAAGCGGTAAAGCAACAAGTAAAAGAATCTGCATTTCAGCACAGGCAGGATGAAGATGCTTATATAATACTTTCATTTTCTTCTTTTGAGACAAAATCAGATTTTTGTGATTTGTTGGGTATCAGTACGGATGAAAAATTTGCCAAAGGAGAAGAGGTTTTGAAATTGATTGAGTAATCAAAATAAACAGATACGCGCGCATGGGAAAGAAGCCAGACATATCGAAATTCAGAGAGGTCCTTCATAAAACAGGTGGAAATCTCTCTAAGGTTGCTGCTGTATTCAATGTAACCCGAAAAACCGTGTATGATTGGGCCAGAGCAGACAGCCAGTTCAAAGATGCTATCACCGACGAAAGAGGTTCTCTGGTAGATGAATGCCTTGTATCTGCACGTGTACTTGCGCTTGGTATCCCTGAGAAAGATGAAAATGGGAACTTTATCGGATGGCGTGAACGTCCAGATGGGTATATGATTCGCTATTTACTTTCCACATTAGGAAGAAAAGAAGGTTTTGGAGACCGAGAAGACGAAGACGCAGACATTCCAAAGGATATTGACCACGGAATTTCTATCGACTCATGGATTAAAGACAAGCTGAAATGATTGTACCCCAAGCGATATATCATCCGTTATATACCGATAGCGAGAAGTTTATCATTCTCATTACCGGTGGCCGTGGATCGGGAAAGTCTTTCAACGCTTCTACCTTCATAGAGCGGCTGACGTTCGAGATGACTCCCACAGAGAAGATAGTCCACCAGATTCTTTATACCCGTTACACGATGGTATCTGCCGGGATGTCTATTATTCCTGAAATGATGGAAAAGATAGATTTGGATGGAACCACGAAGTATTTCAAGACCACCAAAACCGATATAGTAAACCGGATGACCGGCAGCCGTATCATGTTCCGTGGTATCAAAACCTCTTCAGGGAACCAGACGGCCAAGTTGAAATCAATTCAGGGTATCACCACCTTTGTCTGTGATGAAGCAGAGGAATGGACCAGTGAGGACGAGTTTGACAAGATTATGCTCTCCATCCGTAAAAAGGGAATCCAGAACCGGATTATCATCATCATGAATCCCTGTGACTCCAATCACTTCATCTACAAGAAATACATCGAGAATACTCACCGGCTGGTGGAGATTGACGGCGTCCAGGTACAGATTTCCACCCATCCGAATGTACTTCATATCCATACGACTTACTTCGACAATATAGAGAACCTTTCTCCTGAGTTCCTGAGAGAAGTCAAGGAAATGAAAGAGAAGAATCCGGAGAAGTACGCTCATGTGGTTATCGGTCGATGGGCGGACGTGGCCGAAGGTGCCGTGTTCAAGAAATGGGGTATTGTGGACGAGTTCCCCATGTGGTGCAAGAAAGTGGCTATTGGACAGGACTTTGGTTATACCAATGACCCATCGGCTTCTATCCGGTGTGGAATCATTGACAATGCGCTTTATCTGGATGAAGTGGATTATAGAACTGGATTACTTTCTGGGGATATTATAAAGACGCTACGCCCGTGGAATTTGAGAGTGATTGCCGACAGTGCGGACCCGCGACTCATCCAGGAGATTCATAACGGAGGGATTAAAATATACGCGGTAGAGAAAGGGCAAGGTTCTGTCAATGCCGGTATTGACAAGATGCAGGGAATGGAAATATTCATTACCAAGCGTTCTTATAACCTGCAAAGGGAGTTCAGAAATTATGTCTGGGCAAAAGATAAGGATGGAAACTACATCAACAAACCTGAAGACCATGATAATCATGGCATAGATGCTGCACGCTACTATGTGCTGGGAGAACTTCTCGGTAGAATTATGAAACCCAAAGACGTTTCAGGAATATTTGGACATTAAACTTTGAGATATGACTATAGAAGAAATTTTAGCTATGCCGGAAGTAGAGAGAAAAATCTACTATCTGAAAAAAGGACGAAAGACCGAGCAACCAAACGCTCACGCTCTTTACAACGACTGGAATCCGAACAAGCACGAGATAGTGATAGATGAAGAGAAATACCCGAAAATCAAAATTACGACCCAGCCTGAGAAACGGATTACAGACCCTACAACCGGGAAAGAATATGTTGAGCCGGCGGTAAGGAAAGAAGTTGACCCGAACAGGATTGCTCTTCCTATCGAGCAGGACATCGTGAATATTCAGACAGCCTTCACCGTGGGAACAGAACCGGTCCTTGATTGCCAGCCGGATGAATCGGAAGAAAGCCTTCTTTCCACATTGAAGCAGGTGTTCAAGAAGAACAAGTTGAAATACCAGAACAAGAAAGTAGTCCGGGCATGGCTGGCCGAGCAGGAAGTGGCCGAATACTGGTATGTGGTGAAGGATGACGGCTTCTGGGCAAAGCTCAAACGAAAGATTTCAGGAATCTTCGGCAAATCAAAACCTGAATACCGTCTGAAGAGTGCCATCTGGTCTCCGTTCCGTGGCGACAAGCTCTACCCTTTCTTCAATGACCAGGGGGATTTGGTGGCCCTGTCCCGTGAATACAAGAAGAAAGATCTGAATGACGTGGAGATTACCTGCTTCATGACCATTACCAAGGACATGGTTTATCAGTGGGAACTGACAAGCAACTGGACTGACAAAGGCTCATTTGCACATGGATTCAAGAAGATGCCGGTGATTTATATGTACCGTCCGGAAGCGTACTGTGAAAAGATAAAGAGCCTCCGTGTAAGACTGGAGAAGCTTCTCTCAAACTATGCAGACTGTATCGACTACCACTTCTTCCCTATCCTCATGCTTTTTGGTAACGTGGAGAATTTCTCAGGTGAGTTCAAGAACCGTGTTGTCGAGTTGACCGGCCAGGGAGCAAATGCCCAGTATCTTACCTGGTCACAGGTACCTGATACTGTCAAGTTCGAGGTAGAAACCTTGCTGAGCCAGATATATGGACTGACCAATACACCCAGAATCTCTTTTGACTCCCTGAAAGGTACAGGAAACGCCGTTTCCGGTGTGACTTTCGATTATGTGTTTATGTCCACCCACCTTAACGTAGAAAATCTGAACGAGATCGTCGGCGAGTTCATGCAACGACGTGTAAATTTCCTTGTCTCCGCGTTGGGTTCCGTGAATTCCACCCTTGAAGAAGCCTCCGAAACCATCGATGTGGATGTGCAGATGCAGCCGTATAAGCTGGAGGACATCAAAGACAAGATAGACACAGCTATCAAGGCCAAGGACGGTGAAATCTGGTCTCAACAGCGGGCCATTACCTTTGTGGGGAACGTGGATGCAGTTCTGGATGAGATTGAAGCCATCAAGGAAGAGCAATCTGAGAAACAGAAGAACGACATCGAGAAGCAGAAACAGCTTTCCTCTCTTAAAAGTTCCAGCAGTAAATCTGAAGAATAGAACAACCCAGTCAGAATATTTACGGGGATAATACAAAACAGAATGATATAAATCTAAAATATTGACTATTTGAGTAGCGGTATCTTTCGAGGTATCGCTATTTCCTTTATCATAGTAAAAACATGAATACTTCTTTGTAATTATTCGTTATTTTACTATATTTGCATCGTAATTAAGTCTTAAACGCTATGAGCTACAAATCAGTTAAAGACGTTGTAACGCTGCTTACTGAAAATGGCTTTTGGTTCGTGAGGCAGAAAGGCAGTCACATGGTTTACACTGATGGTAGCCATGTAGTGATTGTACCCGACCACGGCAAGAAAGGCGTTGAGAAAGGCACTTATTACAACATTCTGAGGCAAGCGGGGCTAAAATAGCCCCCGCCTCTTTTGTTTAACGATAAAAAGGAGGTCAGTATGAAAACCGTAGAAGTGATTGTAGAACATGCTGGAAATAATCTTAGTGCCTATATTGAAGGTGCTCCGGTGATTACTGTCGGTAACGACGTGAAGGAAATCGAGAAGAACATGAAGGAAGCTGTTGAACTTTACCTGGAGTCATGCAAGGAGATGAACATCGCTCCAGTGGAAATTTTGCAGGGAGAGTTCACATTGAAGTTCAAGATAGATGCTGCCACCTTCATCAACTATTACAGCAGTATTTTCACAAAGGCCGCTTTGAGCCGGATCACCGGAATCAATGAGCGCCAGTTATGGCATTATGCGGCTGGAGTACACAAACCCCGTAAACAGCAGTTGGAGAAGATTCAGAAAGGTATTAACGCGCTGACAGAGGAACTGGCAGCTATAAATTTGTTATGATTATTAATTAAATATAATGGAGGATAGTACAATGAAAGCAAAAGATGTAAATCCAAGTAATTTTAAGGTTGAGAATGTTGTATTTGAAAATGATGATTTTTCTATAGCGATAGGTATTTGGGAAAATGGGGAAAGAAGAATGGCAATGAGATGGAATGGTTATGGAGATGATCCTGGATACCCTAAATTATTTAAAAACCCAGTCTGGTTCATCGTTGATGACTCTTTAATATTACCTTTTCTGAATGCTTTAAGGAACGTAAAAGATTCTGACAAAAAAGAAATAGAAGCAGCTATATTGAAATTTTAAAAGTATAATTGGATGATGATCTAGCGTGATTATTTAGGTAGTCACGCTTTCTTTTTACCTAAAAACGAACATTTCCCTAATTGTTTCGTATCGTTAGCCTTTAAATTTCCCCTTCCCTTTCTCTATAAGTAAATTTACCGTATGAAATTATTAATCAAACTCATACGGTATGACAATCTTTGAACAAATCTTGGCAGGACTGCAACAGAAATTCGCTGGGGTGGACACTGCCACACTCACCCGTATCGCCACAAAGAAGGCAGAGGGTGTAACGGACGAAACGAAGGTGACCTCCATCGTTGAGGGTATCTCATTTCAGGACGTGATGCAAAACTATGGTGATTTCCGTGCAGGACAGGCGCAGACTTCCGCTGTTTCAAACTACGAGAAGAAGCATGGACTGAAAGACGGGAAACCAATCGAGAATCCGAAACCAGAACCACCGAAACCAAACGACCCTCCAAAGCCGCAGGAGACAGACATCGCAAAGATGATTGCCGATGGCATTGCCGCCGGTATCAAGCCGTTTGCCGACAAGCTGGCCAAAATGGAGGAAAATGAAGCGCAGGCGCAGCGCAATTCTCAGATTTCAGCAGTGGCGAAGAAGTACGGTATTCCCGAATTTATGCTGAAAGACCGCAACATTCCTGAGAACACGGACTTGGATACTTATTTCAAGGACATGAAGCAGGATATGTCTAACAACGGGTTTCAGTTCTCCAAAGCTCCTGAGACTGCCGAACAGAAGCAGGAGAAAGAAGCGAGTGAGTTCGCCAAAATGATTGAGGCGGACACAAAATCTATTGTCGAACAACAAAACAAGTAATTTATGTCAGCAGGATTTAAGTACAACATGGAGCCTGAACCGTCCATCGAGGAACGCTATGATGTTTCTACCGGAGTAAGACGCAGAGGGCCTTACAAGCTGGATACGACCAACCTTGTCGCTGGTTCATTTCTTCCATCCTTCACTCCCATTGCCGCCGACTTAGTAAAGAAAACCGCTCAGGTGGCCATCCGTGTAGAAGTCTATGAAAAGTTTACCACCGGTTCCAATACCACTTTGAAGATCAAGAAAAACTCTTTGGCTTATGTGGGTATGCATCTGGGTAATGGTTCTCATGGAGCTACCATCAACAGTATTGACAAATCAGACAAAGCTTTCGATAAGTTGACGCTGTCTGCCGACTTTGGCGAAACATTGGAAGCTGGTACTGTACTCTATGAAGCTACAGCGGTAAGCGGCACAACTCCGAAAGTCATTGCTAACTCAGCCTTGTACGGAAGAGTACAAGTAGAAGAAGGCATTGTATTAGTTGCTCTTTTGATGCGAGCATTCGAGATTGAGCCTACCAAATTGGTTATGCCTTTCTCTGACATTGACAAGGCCAACATGCCGCATTTCCAGTTCAACGCTCCTGACGTTACTCAAGGTGGAAAGGCTGTAGTTGCCAAAGCGTCTTCCAGTCAAGATGGCTTGATGAGTAAAGAAGACAAAGCTAAATTGGATGGTATCGCATCCCAAGCCAACAAATTCACTTTGTCTGCAGCAACATCTTCTGCTCTCGGAGGTGTAAAGCAAGGTGTTAAAGTAGATGATGCTACTGGGCAGGAAGATGCACATACAAAATTGAATGCCCTTCTGGCATCTTTGAGAACAGCAGGTGTAATTGCAAGCAAATAAAGAAAGGAGGTAAAACATGATGCTAACTATTCATACTCTGTTTAACGACCCCAACATCGTTAACGCCGTTATTCAGCGTGTCCTTCAGACTCGTAAGGATACAATCTACTGGCAGCAGTATCTTGATTTCCGTAGAACGACTACCCGTGTATTCAAGGACTACATCGGTCAGGTTACTGGAGTGATGGCCGGTTCTATCAACTCTCGTTATGGTGAGAAGCCTATCCGTGAACGCCGGAATATCGGCTCAGGATATGGTGAAATCGCTTATCTTGGCGATGCTTACCAGATTTCCATTGACCGCCTGTCCGAACTTCAGGACTTGATTGACAAGTTCAATGCAGCTAAACCTGCCGACCAGGTAGCAGCCATGCAGGAAATCGTGAACTTCATCTATGATGATTACCGTCAGGTACTTTTGGCAGCCCACAAGCGCATGGATATTATTGTAGGTTCACTTCTGATGACCGGAGAAGCAACAGTCAAGAATAAGGATGACAATGCCGGAGGCGTTGACCTTCTTAACATTGAATTGCCGTTCAAGTTCATCAAGCCTGATACTGGTGCGAAGACGAACTTCATCACCTATTTGCAGCAGCAGATTAATGCACTGAAAGCGGACTACGGTAATTTCCAGAAGATGATTATGTCACGAGGAACTTTCGTGAAGAATATCATCGGGTCGGCTGAGTTTGGTGACAAGTTCAAGATGCAGCTTACAGGAAATGAGATGTATCTTTCAACCGGGTTGATTACATCTCAACTGGCTTCCCAAGTGTTCACTGGCATCGGGCTTCCGGCCATTGAAATCAAGGAAGATTACGTAAAAGACCAGACCGGAAAGAACGTGCAGATTTACGCCGACGACCGTATCACCTTGCTTCCGCAGGATAAGGTCGGTTATATGCGTTTCCACACTCCATACGAAGCAGTGGACGGCGTACCGGGACGTAACTACACCCAGGCAGACGGTGATATGCTTATTTCCGGTTACAAGGACAAGAACGGTCGTTATCTGGAATACACCGCAGAGTGGATTCCTCAGATTACGAACCCGAATCTGATTGTGAACTTTGATTTGTCAACCATGAACGCATGACAGTAAATGACTACATATCACAGAAGTTTCAGACCTTCGGCATCAACTTGTCGGAGGCTGACCTTTTGGAGATAAGTTTGTCTTCAGAAGTAAGCGGAGAGGATGAGATGGGCCCGTCAAACATCGGACTTGTTTCGGTGTCTATGGCGAAGTTTATCCCCTCTCTTCTACTTCGTGCTACTTCCATCAGCGAGAACGGTTTCTCTATGTCCTGGGACACCAAAGGCTTGAAGGAATACTACTCATTCTTGTGCAAGAAGTATGGCCTTGAAGACACACTGTCAGATAAACCTAAAGTCAGATTCCTATGATATTCGCGCCACATATATTACAAATCAAGGTTACTACTCCAATGGAAACAGACGAGTTCGGCCGGCCTATTCCCGGAACCGGTGGAGAAAGCTGGCAGGACGTATGTAAGTGCCGGTGTGATGATAACTCCACCAAGGAGTTTACTTCGGAGAACGGCGAGGTGTACCGACCGAACTATCACATAGTCTGTGAAAAGAAAACCTCCCTGAAGGCTGGCGATGAAGTCAGATGTATGGATGGCGATAATACCAGGGGAACTGGCAAGGTTTATACGGTAAAAAATACTAACTATTTTGGTTACTCAGAAATATGGCTGTAAAATTTGATTTTTCGGACGTGGATAGCTTTTTCGAGCAAGGAATAAGTGAAATTCGTGACATCGTAGATAAAGTTGGCAATGAGGCTGATGAATACGATGTGAAGGATGGCTCTTATCAGGACAGGACAAAAACACTCCGTAGGTCAAATAAACACAATGTTGAGGACGATTGTAGTCTGACATTGTACAATGATGCAGCAAGCCCCCAAGGGTATCATTATGCGTCCAATGTGGAAAGCAAGGGTTTCAGAGTGAGAAGTGGAGGGGCATTATATGCTGAGAAACGATTAAAGGAGGAAATAAAATGATAGTTACCACCGACATAGCGAACATACTCTATCGTGATTGCCAGCCTTTTGAAATTGACATCGTTCCACACGGTAAGAAGCTGACGGGGCCGATGAAGTCCGAAAGGATTGTCATTCACTCTAAGAAGCAGCAACCGGAGACGTACTGGAAGAAGTCTTTCGTAGAAGTGAACCTTTGCGTTCCTGACTTGAAAGAAGGTGAAGCTAACACAATACGTCTGAACGAGCTGGAGAAACAGGCGCAAGAATTGTTTGACGGAGTGACCGGACGCTATGACGGAACAACCTATCATTATTCCATCGAGTCAATCGGAATTGAGGAAGACACATCCTTAAAGTGTCACTATGTGAATGTAAGAATTTTGTTTGAAGTTTTAAATGTGAAATAATATGGCAGAATCAAAGAAAATCACAGCTGTGAATATCAAGAAACTTTGGTATGGCGAGACAAATGCTATCACAGCAGATTTGACTGGGCAGGCTTTATATACTCTTTTACAAGGTGAAACCTTAAAAGAGGTGAAGAATATCCATCAGGATACATGGACACTTGAAGAAGCGGAAGCAAGCCGCACTAACTACAAGAACCAGCTTACCGGTCAGACTTATCGTAGTGATAAGGAAATGGGCGATGTAACCGTGAACTTCACCATTGGTGAGTACGACTATCCGACCAAGAAAGACCTCATGGGTGGTGATGTAATTAACACTGATAAGGGTTGGAAACGAGCAAGAGGCAAGGTAAACATTGAGAAGTTACTTGTCGCTTTGACTGACGATGACCAGTATTGTGTGATTCCCCGTGCTGACATCGGTGCACGTGAAGCCACAACAGACAAGGCTGTCGGTATTCCTGTAAGTGCGGTGGAACTGGAACCACAAAATGCAGAAGTTGCACCGGAATACTGGTTTGACTCATCTGAAGTAACAGCAGGTGCTTAATGCCTATCCAATAGGTAGAGATTGAATTCCATAACAGGGGTGGGCTTTATGGCTTCACCCCTTAATTTTTATCTTTTATCAGAATGAATCAAGGAGCAAAAATAGTAACTGAATCCATTATCGGAAGTGATTTCAGAACGGTGTTTGTCGCTGGGAAAGCCTACACGGTCTACCCTCCTACTATCAACAAACTGGCCGGAGCAATCTCCCATTTGTCAGGTGTACAAGAAGCAGACAATTTGAAAGAAGTTCTTCTCTCCCTGGGAGAAAGTGAGGCCTACAGCAGGGCTCTTTCCTGGCTGATAGCTGGTGACGAAAACTTGAGCGAAGAACTGGCAAAAGGAACATACGAAGAGAATGTGGACGCATTGGATGAAACACTCTCTATGATTGACTCAAAGGTTTTTCTCAAAGCTGTCAGCTTGGCGAGGAACGTAAGTCTGCTGGCAGCGAAACCGAGGTTGTAGGAAATGATACTCTCTTGGGACAGATTGCATCGTTCATGGAAAATCTGCATCTGTCATACCGGGAAGTGGTCTATGAGATACCATACAGGAATTTAGTATTAATGCAGCGTGACAAGCTTCATACTGTAACCGGGACAAAAGTCACGAAGGTGAAAGGCAAGGATATGGCTTCACGCAGAAGAAGAAACAAGAAATAGATATGGCTCTATTAGAATGTTAAAAAGCAACAGAAACGTTACTTTTTTACGTTACAAAGCTTGCTTAATAGTAACGAAAATGTTACCTTTGCATTGTCAATTAAAAGTTCTTTGATTTATGAAGTTTTCAGAGTTTTACAAATTGATTGAGTCAGCAGGCTGGACAATCGAAAAGGGAAAGAAACATCACAAGTATGTTCATCCCGACTTTGACTACTTTATCCCTGTAGGCAGACATCCAGCCAAAGAGATACCTAAAGGTACTCTTGACAGCATGATGAAAAAGGCGGGGTTAAAGAAGTAAAAGAACAGCACCCACTTCGGTGGGTGCATTTAATTGACAAAACTTAAAATACACGATTATGAAGAAGATTCAGGCTATTATTGAAAAAGCAGATGATGGAGGAATTTCTATCTATTCTGAAGATGTAAACGGTGCGTATGGCTTTGGGCTTACAGAACAAGAAGCGAAAGAGGACTTTGTTTCTGTTTTAGAGGAACAGGCAGAATATTACAAAGAAAAACATGGTGAATTTCCAAGTTGGTATAAAGCTGGCTATTCTGTGGAGTATGTGTATGACTTAAGTGGATTTTTTGAAGCGTTCCCTTTTATTAATGCAAGTAAGTTTGCAAAGGAAATAGGTATAAATGAATCTGTAATGCGAAAGTATAAAGGAAAGATAATTACAGCATCAGAAAAGCAAAGAGCTATCATACAATCAAAATACAATGAGATACTTAAAAGAATGGCAAATGTCAAGTTTTGATATTCCAGCCGTGAGGCTCTGATATAAATTAAAGAACAAATTGACAATCGGGCGCATCATAATGGTGCGCCTTTTTTGTTCTATTCCGAGATGGAGTCTAATTATTCAAAAATAGAAGTTAAATTACACGACAATTGCCAAGTTGTTTCGTTTTTGATTTCAAAAAGTCTGAATACTATTTGCTTATATCATAATTTTAAGCATTAATATTTAGATTTTTATTTATGGCAACACTCGTATTCCGTGTATCAAGTGACTGGGAACAGGTCGTAAAGCTAAGACAAGAATGTGAAAAGCTGGAAGCCCAACTCAAAAAGATGGACGTGAACAAATCTCCGGCAGCGGCAAGGGCTTTGGAAACCCAATTGGCATCTGCTCGCCAACAAATGATGGGGCTGGTAACCGAGGCGGCTAAAGTTGGAGCTACAATGGAGCGTGATTTCAAAAATGGAATTTACAGCGCTTCACAAACAGTAAACAACCTCTCTGCAAATATTACTTCACAAAGGGGTGTCATTAGGCAATTACAAAATGAGCTTACTTTATTGAAAGAGAAATACCGAGAAACTGTAAAGTCGGGTGGTAATACCAGCGGTATGTCGGAGCAGATAAAAGCTCAAACCGATAAGTTAAGGGAGCAGAAAGATATTTTGTTTGGACTTACTCAACAGCAGGCAGAAGCCCGTCTTTCAGTAAAGAGACTGAAGGATGAATATGCAGCTTTTAAGGAAGAAGCCGGCGAAACGGTCGAAGCAAATGAAAAGATGTCCGTTTCCTTAACCAAAGTACTTGGTATAATAGGTGGAGTAACTGCCTTGAAAAACTTTGTTACAGAACTTGTTAATGTACGAGGACAATTCCAGCAGCTTGAAATTGCTTTTTCAACCATGCTGAAAAGTAAGGAAAAAGCAGATAAACTGATGTCAGAGCTGGTGGATATTGCCGCAAAGACACCCTTCGACCTTCAAGGGGTGGCATCATCTGCCAAGCAAATGATTGCTTACGGCTCGTCAGCTGAGAATGTGGGTGATGAACTTGTCATGCTTGGTAATGTAGCCGCCGGTGTTGGCTCCCAGCTTAGTGAAATAGCCTATCTCTATGGCACATTAAGGACACAAGGGAGAGCCTATGCTGTCGATATTCGTCAGTTTGCAGGACGTGGTATTCCCATCTACGAGGAACTGGCAAAAGTGCTTGGTGTGACAAAAGATGAAGTTTCCGGTTTAGTAAAGGAAGGCAAGGTAGGATTTAAAGAAGTAGAACAGGCCTTCAAAAATATGACTAGTGAATCAGGAATCTATTATAACCTGATGCAAGAACAGTCTAAGTCTCTTACAGGTCAGTTGAGTAACCTTGGAGATGCTTGGGATACAATGTTGAATGAGATTGGAAAAGATACTCAGGGAATTGCTTCTGCAGGTATTTCAGGATTGAAAGGTCTTATTGAGAACTATGAAACTGTTGGTAAGATTTTGATAGGACTGATTGCTACATACGGGACATATAAAACCGCTCTTATTGTAGTGCGAATAGCTCAGGATACATTAACGGCCAGAATGGAACTTGCAATCTTGGTTACCAAAGCTCAAATGATAGCACAAAAGGCTTTGAATACGGTTATGAAAGCTAACCCGTATGTACTGGCAGCTACGGTTCTTGCCGGGCTTGTTGCTACAATGTGGGCCTTTCATGACAGCACAACCGCATCGGAAAAGGCACAGCAAAAATTCAATGAAGAACAAAAGAATTTTGCGAATCAGGAAGAGGAACGCAAGAAAAAAATAGAAGAGCTGATACGCGTTATCCAAGATGAGACAGAAACCGAGTTTTCAAAGATAAAGGCCTATGAGGAACTACAAAGGTATTCTCCTGCACTTTCTTCTGCTTATACCCGTGAACAACTGGCTGTACTCAATCTTGCAGAAGCAAATAAAGAACTGAATAAGGAACGAGACAAGAACAGTTATGAAAACATACTAAAGAATATTCAACAATGGGAGGAGAAAATAAAATCATTAAATGCTTCTTTAAAAAATGCGGGGCAAGGTGCCCCACTAATCGCTTCACAAATAGAATCAGCAAAAGCAAATCTTAACAAGTGGAAATCAGCCTTGAGCGAATATAATCGACTGAAAAAGGAAACAGAGGAAAACTCGAAACCTGTTGAAGTCAAGCTGATGGAAGCAAGAAGTAATCGTGAGCAGATTATACGCGAATACAATATAGCAAGACAAATATTGCAGGAAGAGCAAGAAAAAATTAAGAATTTTCCTTTTGCAACAATTCCTATTGACGTTCAAATACGGTTCAATAATGCGCAAGCAGCGCTAAAAGGGATTGACGGCACCATATTTGGCCTGGAATCGCAAAGGGAAGCATCGGAAAAGTCGTATCAGCAAGCATATAAAGAAGCAAAAGCTGTTTACGAAGCAAAATTAAAGGCTGTAGAGGATGCTAAAAAAGGTACTGAGTCAGCCTATAAGAAAGCTGTAGAAGAGTTGGAAGCGGCAGAAAAATCATATAAATCGCTCGGTGGTATAACAGGAGACACTCTGGCCAAACAAGAGAATGATGCGAAGAAAGATGCCGAGCGACAAAAGAAAGAGCAGCAACAGGTTGCAGAAGAACTCCTTCAGCTTCGCAGGACCAATCAGCAGGAAGAAATCAACCTGATGGAAGAAGGTTCTGAAAAGAAGCGCAGACAGATTGAGCTGGATTACCAGCGAGAAATCGATGAAATTAGGAAACAGCGCAAAAAATGGGAAGATGCGCAAGGAGGAAAGCTTACGTCTGAACAGCGGGAAGTATTAGGAAGTCGTGCGTCTAATGCCATGACGTCGCGTGAAAAAGGTCTGGCCGAAATTACAGAAACTGAAAATCAAGCTGCAATCGAGGCCAACGAACGTTACCTGAAAAGCTATGGTACATTTATGCAGAAACGTGATGCAATCATAGCCGAGTACACCCGTAAAATCTCAGAGGCCACTACTCAGGGAGACAAGGACATACTCCAAAAAGAAATGGATAAGGCACTCTCCTCCCTTGATCTTGAGAAGCTGAAACAGGGAATCAACTGGGAACTTATCTTCGGTGACTTGGACAAGGTATCCAAAAAGTCCCTGAACAAGGTAAAGCAGCAGCTTAGGGACTTCAAGAACTCCGAAGAATACAAGAATATGGCTGTTGACCAGAAGAAGGTCATTGACGAGGCTTTAAGCAACATCCAGTCAACCCTTATCGACAAAGGAGGATTGCTGGCCGACCTACCCGAACAGTTAAGCGAATTGGCCAAGGCACAGGAAGAACTGTCACAAGCTCAGGAGGAATACAACGAAGCCATGAGAAGCGGAACAGATGAACAGAAGGAAGCGGCCACGAAGAAACTGAATGATGCCCAGAAAAGACAGCAGAACGCTCAGGTCAATGTACAAAAGTCAACAGATAAAACGACAAGCAACCTTGTCACATTGTCGAACGTCATTACCCAGCTTGGTTCAAATTCTGAAATTTCACTCTCTCAGGTCGGTGATTTGGCCGGAAATATAGTAGACATATTTGCAGAAGAGAGCGAGAAACTTGGAGGTATAATTGGAGCTGCATTTTCTCTTTTAGATGCCATCGGGACACAGGGGTTGGATGGTTTCGTAGGTAACATATTCAGTAGTGTCTTTAAGTCTGTAGGTGGAATATGGGATACCCTGACTTTCGGCGGATTCAGCAAACTCTTCGGTATTGGAGGAAACGAAAAAGAGGTGCAGGATACCATCAACAGACTCACGGACAGAAACGAAAAGTTGCAGTCTGCCATCGAATCCCTTACAGAAGAAATGAAGTCCAGCAAGGGAAGCGAGAAATCCGTAGCAGAGTACAATAAAGCCATCAAGTATCAGGAGGAATACAACAAGAATGTCCTTTCAAAAGCGCAGGCCAATGCTGGCTATCACAGTAAACATCATAGCTGGGCCTATTACATGGGCTGGTCGGAAAGTGACATACAATGGATTCGGGAAAATGTCATGGCAGAGTTCACAGGTACAGATTCCTTGTGGCAGATGTCTCCGGAGCAGATGGACTTATTACGTCAGAATGTAGACTTGTGGCAGAAAATGGCTGATTCAGGGAAAGGAGGCTATGGAAATAGTGTCGTTGATGCGCTAGGTGAATATGCAGATCTGGCCGGAAACCTCGAAGAACTGAAAGAGGGCCTTTTCGAACAGCTTACCGGAATAAGTTTTGATTCCATGTATGACAGTTTCATAGATACTCTCATGGATATGGATGCCTCGGCGGAAGATTTTGCGGATAACCTATCCGAATACTTTATGCGTGCCATGCTTTCAGATAAAATCGGTAACATGTACAGCCAGAAGCTGGAAGACTGGTGGAACAGATTCGGTGAAAGTATGAAGGACGGAAACCTGAGTGAGAGTGAACGTAATTCACTCCAAAACGAATATATGGGGTACGTGAATGAAGCATTGAAACTACGGGATGAACTTGCCGCAGCTACCGGATACGACAAGGCTGGCAGCAGCTCCCAGCAGTCGGCCTCCAGCCGCGGATTCGGTACAGAAATGACGCACGAGGATGCCGGGGAACTGAGTGGGCGGTTTACAGTCGTGTATGAGTCCAATCTTCGTATTGAGACGGCAGAACAGCAGCAAACGGTAGCTATTACCGAACTGCGAGGTTCCATCGGCTCCCTGACATCACAAGTAACCGGTCTGTACAACATTGCCGACGAGACACGTACCATCCTGGCCAATTCCTATCTGGAGTTACAGCAAATCAGAGAGAACACAGGCGAAATTGTCAAACCTATCAAACAGATGCAGGCCGACATTGCCGAAGTGAAACGTAATACAGCAAGATTATGACAGGAGATTTATTTATTAACGGGAAGGATGCCTGGAGCACATGGGGTGTCCGCATGGGTGACGGTTTTCTCGATGCTATCGACGGATTCAACCAGATGAAAGACTACATCGAAGATGAGAGCCGTCTGGAGCACGGGAAGCGAATAATAACCGAAAATGCAAAAGTAGCATCGCGTGAAATCACTCTCCAGTTCACCATAGAAGGAAACTCAGAAGGCGACTATCGGACAAAGAAGAAATCTTTTCAGTCAGAACTGGAGAAAGGAACCGTAAACATCAAAATCCCAACTCTTGGAAACGAAGTCTACAAGCTGGTTTACCTGGGTAAGAGCATTTCTTACGGGTTGAGTATTGACAGGTGTTTCGGTAAGGTTTCAAGTAAGTTTTGCGAACCGAATCCCATGGATAGAAGCGAATAACGAACATTTCCTTTATTGTTTCAAATGGAAGTCCGGATTTTTAGGGCTTCCATTTTCTATTTATGAACTTTGGGGATATGATTGAAATTAAGGACATATCCGGAAAGACAAGATTCTCCACCCCTATCAACAAAGGGGCGAAGGGAAAGTTTACACTGATGAAAGAGGACTACATCGTTCTCCCATTCTCCGTGCCTGAACCGATATATTTTAAACTTGGAGACTATGTAGACCTTTCTGGGGTTCTGGATGATTCTCTGGGCGGATTACTTTCAAAAGTATATGAGGTAACTGACTTGCAGAAACCTTCTTTCAATGCTTCTACCGCTGGATATGATTATGAGCTGAAACTGGATGCTTACTACTGGAAGTGGAAAAACAAAATTTTCAAATACACTCCTGAACATGCTGGATATGAAGCGTCATGGTCTCTCACCGCAGCCCTTGATGTACAGCTTGGTGTGTTCTTACGTAACCTGAAAGCTTTGGGATATACCTATAAGGGAAAAGAATTCGTATTTGAAATAGATTCAACAGTAGAGAATAAGGCAGTTGCAATGACGTATGACAATATGAACCTGCTGGATGCCTTATTCTCAATGGCGGGTGAGGATAAGTGGAACTGTGATTGCTGGATAACGGACAACGTAATTCATTTTGGGCGAAACGAATTCGGTGATGCCGTGAAAATCGAGTTAGGGGTTGAAGCGTCTGCCATGACTCGCAGTGAGAGCAAAGGCACTTATGCCACCCGCATTTATGCATTCGGATCTACAAGAAACATACCTGAGAACTACCGTTCCATTGAAGAGCAGACGGTAGTAAACGGAGTTGTGCAAAGACGACTTATGCTTCCCGCTGGTACGCCATACATAGATGTGTATCCTGACATGAGCCAGGAAGAAGCAATTGAAGACATCGTGGTATTTGACGAGGTATATCCCCGACTTGAAAGTACGATGTCAAGTGTATCTACGAGGACGGAAACCGTTACAAATGAAGACGGAGGTCAGGAAACCGTGACTTACTATCGCTATCGTGATACTGGCCTGAATTTCTCCAAGGACTACATACTTCCGGGACAAGAGCTGACAATTATCTTTCAGTCCGGCAAAATGAATGGATTGGAGTTCGGTGTTATTTTTGACCCGGACAACAACGGAAGCCAGCTTTGGGAAATTGTCCGCAGCGAAGACTACGGACGTCCATTGCCGGATGATACCATATATCCTGAAAATGATGACAAGTATATCCTTTCCGGTTTTGATCCAAAGTTTGTTTCTGTACAAATGATTCCGGACGCGGAGCAGGAACTGAAAGAGAAGGCACAGAAGATAGCAGACCAGCGAAAAAAGGACGATGGTACATACTACACTACCCTCCGGTCAGAATGGGTTAATGAAGACAAGCTGAAACGCTTTTTCGAGTTCGGGCAAAAGATAAACCTGGTCAATAAAGCCTTTTTTGAGAATGGCCGTGAAAGCCGTGTTCTCGGATGGGAGTTTAACCTTGACATTCCATGGGATTCTCCGGTATATACTATTGGGGAAAGTATGCCCTACTCTCGCCTTAATGATGTGGAAGAGAAACTGGAGTCGATTACGTATAAAGGGCATACTTATGTTGGAGGCGGAGGAAGTAGCATATATGTGATTAAGACCAATGATTCTACTGCCCCATCGGACAGTAACGTATTTTCGGCAAAACGGTCACTTGCAACATTATTGAGAAAGGACAAGGAAGACCAGACAAACTATCTCATTAAGCTTCTTGGCGGTATCATATCTCCTTTCCTGGAATCAATTGACTTCGTGACCGGAATGATGGGTGCTGGTATGTCATTCTCTTCAGAAAAGGGCGGCGAGTCTGTCGGATGGATTGACAAACTGTACGTGCGCAAGAAAGCTATCTTCCAGTTACTTTCAATAATGGAGACCGAGCTGGCCGGAGCTTCCTTCATGTTCAACGCCAGCGGGGCCAGAGCAACGATTACTAAGGTCGAGTTTATAGAAAAAAAGGGAATTCGTTTCAAGGATGGTAAAGGAGTCAAGTTCTCAGACGGGAAAAGAGGTTACTCATCTCCTGGAACTTATGGTTCTGTTTATCGCTGTTACTTCCTTGCAGATGATGGTGAGAAAGCCATAGAAAATCGTTTTAAGCCAGGGAATTTAGTACGCTCACAGTCCTTTAATATTAAGGAAGGCGCGTATGACGGCGTATCCAATCACTATTGGTGGCGTCTGGTGGAAAATGTTGGTGATAACTGGATAGAGGTATCCGTGAATCATTGTGACGAAGGCAGCGACATACCGGCAGTTGGAGATGTGATGGTACAACTTGGAGACGTATCGGATACAGATTTTCAGGCTGCAATCGTGTTGTCTGCATACGGAGACGGTGCGCCTTCTCTTACCTTCTATCAGGGGATAAGTTCTTACTCCCTCTCCGGGAAAGATATAGTTTCAATCGGATATGATCGTCTAACTAAAGAAGGATACTTTAATGTTTATGGAAAGACATATATCGGTAATAGGGACAAGACAAATTATATCAGACTTGCTTCTGGAGAAATAGAGGTACGTGCAGCAAGAATATTGTTGTCAAATGGTGAAAGCGTTGTAGATGTAGCAGAGAAAAATATCTCAATTAAACTTGGTGCTACGGGTATTGACATCGAAAAAAATGAGATTGTTATTTCTTCAGATAAGTTTAAAATTAAAAGTTCTGAAGGGAAAGGAATAGCCGTGTTTACGGTTAAAAATGGGAAACCACTTCTTCTTACAGAGTGCATAGATGTAAACTCGTTAAAAGTGAAACATCTGGATGGTGCAGACGGTACATTTTCGGGTGAACTGAAAGCCGCTAAAGGTACTTTTTCTGGAACAATATCTGCCGATGGTGCTAAGATTGGAGGTTTCACTATAGACAACGGTTCCTTGAATTGGAAGGGAAGGGATTTTTTCGGCAATGATAGCAGGAGTATACGGATTGGTGTTCCTACGGATGATAACAGTGGTATGATTGACATAAACTTCAATGGTGCGACTGACGGGAAATTTGGGGTTAAAGTAATTGGAAGCAATGACGGTGGAGCATGTATCTATGCTTCAAGGAACGGTACTAGCAAGCCACATAGTTCTAATACTTATGCCGGATATTTTGACGGAGGAGTACATGTAAACGGAAATCTTTATACCAATACGATATTGTCTAATGAGTTCGGTACCGGATGGTCATTGCAAGCCGATGGATCATATACATACAAAAAAGGAGCAACGAGAACAATATCATGGACTATACAGAATGGTTCGATACCTTCAACGTATAAACTGGTTTTTGAAAATGGAATTTTAGTCGATTAATCATGAAAATAGATTTTAAGCAATTTAAGAAGTACACGAAGATAGATAAATCTGAATTCGTGGAGATTGATGTCAGAGAAATGTTTGCAGATAACATTTTCAATGTGACAGGAGTTGGTATTGCTGATTTAAAATTGGCTGAGAAAATTTTTTCCAGCGATGACGATACCGAATTTTCAGATGATGAAGTTAACAGGGTAAGACATCATGCAGCGTCGCTTCTTCCATGGTTTCTTGCTGGGCTTAATGATGCAATGAGATAATTATAATATACAATGTTGGTAATATCATTAATAACTATAAATTAAAAACAATTATGGCAGCAGAAGAAGATTTTGTATTAAGCTTTACAGGTGAAGAAACTGACAATCTATTGAAACATACAGAAAGTATGAAGAATCAGACAACGGAAGAAGATGGTGAAACGGTACAGGTGTACGATACAAACGGCGTGCCGCATAAGGTGTCGAAAACGGAGCTGCTGAAGAAGTCTACACTGGCTCTTCCAGAGCTGGAAGACATATCCGCTTTTGTGGCTGTTAATGCCGCCGGAAATGCTATCGGATTGATGACAAAAGAGCAGGTTGCGTCAGTCCTGGCGGGACTGATGGGAGTTGGGTTTCTCGAAAAAGGTAATTATCACGATATTAATGAAGTGGGCACATATACGACTTATTCTAATACGCCACAAGCTGGCCCATTTTTCTCGATTCAATGTGGCGATTCATGCATTCAGGAGTCAATGTCCTATGGTGGCTATTCTTTAATGGTTAGATCTTACAATCATGTTGACGGGAAGTGGAATGAATGGAAGAGCATTGCCATATAACGCATGTTATACTACGGCTATTTAATACCCAATACAGTTACAAAAATATATGCAGGATTTGTACCTTCTCCAGCTTTTATGCGAAAATAGCTATCTGTATTTTCTTGATCTATCTGACTCAGACAGCTTTTCATTTTAAATTTGTTTCCATGATGTCCAACTATTATAATGCATTCTTATATATGCTAATCCATTATCTCCACCTGCACATAATTGCATACGAATCCATCCGTCGCAAGAAAATGCCACTAATATGCCATAATTCACGGGCATATTGTCCTGTTGTGAGTCAAATTTATAAACTCCGTTATTTACGTTATTGACATCACCTTCCAAATTTAATCCAATGGCACTCAGGAAACCTGATTTTGACATTAATCCATCATTTTTTAAAGTAGCCGTTCCAATAAGTTCCGCCAGGACTTATGGGTATGAATGAAAACAACTGAAATAAAGAAAGCTGTATTGAAAATTATTTGAGTGGTAGAAATTGGGTAGAAAATAGTAACTAGCTTGCTTATTCTACCCGGCTTCTACCAACTTACTGACAAGGCGTGTCAGTCAATTTGAAACCTTTTATTCTTTGTTCGTTTTTATATCATTTACCTTCGCTGAAAAAGGATGGTAAATGAGTAGTTTTGTGTGTGAAATAGTAGTTACGCCCATGAGCGTGTTCCATTAAGTTGGGATGCGCTTGTGGGCATTTTTTGTTTAATCTAAAACCTTAGTAAGATGAAAAGATTCGTTTTCATGATGGTCGCACTGCTGATGTGCGTAGTGAGTGTTTTCGCGGAGACTTCCGTTAGTGTAGAACCTTCCGTTCCGGAGTTCCTGACCGGATTTGCCAGCTTCACCGGGCTTGTTACGGTCGTGGTTCCTGCTGTAGTAGGATTTATCGCTTCGAAGCTATCCAATCCTATGAATAAGTGGGTGACTATGTGGGTAACTGCTGTAGTTGGTGTAATCGTTACCTTCTTCAGTTGGTGGATGAATCTCGGTTTCCCTCCGGCAGATGCAAGCGTCTGGGTTGTGGTGATTGATGCGTTGTTTGTCGCCCTGGCATCTACTGGTATCGTGTCGGTTGTAACAAGTGAATGGCTGTCCAGGTTGTTCGGTGGTAAGGTAAATAAGGAGTGATGCAGAACCTTATAACCGTCATAGCCCCGCAGATTCTTGTTGCCGGGGCTTACTCCTTCATTGGAGAAATTAAGGAAGTAGTCTTCGAGCTTCGTTGGATGCTGGCTTTTATCGTTGTGATGATTGTGGCCGACTTTGTTCTGGGAATCATCGACAGCGTGGTTAAGCGGGGCGAGGATTTCCGCTTTTCCCGTGCTGGCCGACGTACCGTGTGCAAGTTCATTGAGTATAATTCATACCTTGTTGTTGGGTTCATGCTGGGCATTGCAATTCTTCAGCCGGTTGGCATCTGTTCCTATACAATCAGTTCTATCTGCGGGCTGGGGTTGGCTTTCATTTTCGAATTTGACAGTATTATGGAGCATATATGCACAATTCATGGTATCAAGAACAAGGTTTCCATTAAGCGCCTGCTGGTGGGCTACATTAAAAAGAAGTACACAACGGCTGGCGAAATTATCGAAAAAGTTACAAAGGATGAAGAAGACAGATAGACGCCTGATAGCGGAAATCATCTACTCCGTAATCATAATATTACTTATGACAATAAGTTTCATGACCTAGTTGATATGAGAAAGATAAGGATAGGGAAAGATATATACTTCACCTGGCAGATACTCACGAACAAGGAGCCTGTTCCACTGGAAGGAAGGGACTTGAAACTCATGCTGAAGAATCCTCTAGGCAGATTTCTCGATTTCCATTTTGAGATATATCAGGGAAACAAGCTGAAATTTACTTTTCATGGAACGGACCACAAACACCTTGGTACGTATTCGCTGACTTTGTGGGAGAACTATGGTAAGGAAGGACAGACTGCCGTTGACATGTGTGAGGCTTTCAGGCTTGTTGCAACAACTTGTGAAGAGGACAGCATAAGTGTCCCTAACCTTGAAATGGCCACCGTCAACCTTGGTGCTTCTTCCATTGACATATCAACCGGTGGAAGCATTCCCATTCCCGATGCGCCAAAAGACGGGAAGATATACGGCCGGAAGGATGGAGAATGGGAGGAGATAACAGAAGCAGTATGGAATGAAGAAACAAACAGTTAAAATCAGACTTTTATGGCAACAACAAAATTAAAATTCTACAGGGGCTTAAAGGCCCGTTATGATGCAGCGTCAAAACATCTGGATGCTATCTATTTTGCAACCGACACCAAAGAACTGTTGATGAACGGTGTGAATTATGGAGGAAGCGGTGTCACAGATGTCAGTTTTGACAAAGGCAGCAATAAACTTATCGTTACCAAATCATCAGGCAAGACCGAATATGATCTGACGGAACTCATCAGGTTCAAGACATCATTGCCAGACAGCCTTGCCACTCCTTCGAAACTGGGAGGTCTTCCGGCTGGGACAAAGGTCGAGACCTTGAAGACAAAGACGCTGAGCCAGATTTTCGAGGATATTCTCTTTGAGGAAATCCAGCCGACGGTACAGGCACCAAGTGCAACAATATCATTCAAGTCTCCTTTTACCGCCAACAAGATTCTGGAGGTTGGTGAAAGCGCACCTACCGCAGAACAGATTCAGACAGGATTTAACCGTGGTAATTGTACGGTTGTTGGCCAGGCAAACAAGAACCGCGCAGGAGAACTTATCTCCGATGACCAGTCCTTCATCTATGTAGGAAACAGTACAAGCAACAAGACATTGCCGACGAAAGTTACACTCGGTACGATGCAGTACAATTACCAGGCTCATCATGGCGCAGGTGACACCTTGCTCACTTCAAAAGGAAACAAGGCGACCGTATCCCCTAATCCGCTTCCTGAAGGTACTGTGAAATCAGGTGCTGTCTACCTTTATGGTACCTATCCGTTTTACTGTAATGGTTCTTCAGCTTCTACCTCTGCCGGAGATACCAATTTCCCGTCTGCCGCAGCTCCTGATACAAAGCTTCCGCTGCAGAAATGGACTGATACATTAATTGGAGCGAAATTTGCTTCTGAAGCAGCAACCGGAACCCGCCTTGAATTCTACTTCCCTTCAGAAAAGAATGTGTCAAAAGTCGAGTTCTATAATACGGTGTCCGGAAAGTGGGAAGTCTTCGGAACGGACAAGTACACCGTATCTGATGCAGGAAACAAGACCGTACAAAGTGTTCAGATTGCATACAAGAAGCTGACAACGACAGGTGCCATGTCCGGTGCATTACAACTTCGCTTCACAGTTTCCGATGCCGGAAAAAAACTTGTAGACGAGCCGGACACATATAATGGCGAGGAAATTACGGATGAAGTGATAGCCATGCTTGCACGAAACAGCCGTGAAGTTCCCTTTGCCATGCCGATGAACAATGTCATGCCGATGGCTTCGACAACAGGAAACCGTCCTGCGGGTATTGCTTCCTTTGCCGTGAACTTTGAGCCTGGAGGACAGGCGCCACTGGATGCCCGTCAGCTTGTTCCAAACAAGACAGACCTTATTGCCGCAGCTACCTATTCAGGAAAGAATACTTATAACGGCATGTTGGTCGTTGTTGGAGATAACGGGGACGGCAAACCGGCTCTGTATGTCCTGAAGGACATGACAAAGATTACCCAGGCTGATTATGGCGGATGGATTCGTCTTGACGTCGGTGCACAGACACTCATCCAGATTATCAATGACCTCACAACGGGCGGGACTAATAAGGCACTTTCCGCCGAGCAGGGTAAAGTTCTGAAAGGTCTGGTTGACACACTGACAAACAAGGTCAACGCGCTTGGTGCCGTATATGTGCCAAAGGGTACTCTGGCAGACCTTAGTGCCCTGAAAGGGGTGGCTTCTGTATCGAAAGGCCACGTATATAACGTTACGGCAGAAGTTACCCTGAACGGCAAGAAATATCCGGCTGAAACGAACTTCGTCTACATCGGAGAAACGGCCAATCAGGCAAGTGTGGAAACCAACTGGGATTCCTTGGGTGGTACGGTCGATTTGACAGCGTATGCAAAGAAAGCTGACCTCGAAGGATTTCTTACCGAAGAGGATTTGGCCGGATATGCCAAGGCTGTAGATGTGGCGAACACCTATGCCACAAAAGCTGCACTGAGTGAGGCTATCGAAGGGCTTTCCTCCACTTATGCGACCAAGGCTGAACTGACCAGCTATGCAACGAACGAGACTCTGAAGCAGTATGCCACTAAACAGGATCTTGACGATGCGTTTGCATGGAATGAGGAAACCGAGTAATAATATGTGGGGGCTTTGTATCAGAGCCCCCCATAAATCCCAATGACATGGCGAAAAAGAGATTCAACAATTATTTGAAATATGCCACCTTCAAGAAAGAACTGGAAGCCGGTAACATATTGCCTGATTCCGTTTCCTACATCAAGGAGATACGGGCTATCTATACCCATGGGGAATATTATGGCAATGGCTGCATATCCAGCGTGAATGCTGGTACGGGTGAGGTCAGTGCCGAGCTTCTTCCGAACGTGTTCCATGTGTTCGGAGAAGTATCCGTACTTAACGTCACATTTGGAAAAGGCTTTCCAGGCATTGCCAATGAGTACATGTTCCAGTTTTCAAGTGGTGTTACGCCTACCGTCCTGAATCTTCCTGAAGGTGTGAAATGGATAGGAAGCAGTGTTGTCAGGGCCAACAGGACGTATCAGGTAAGTATTCTTAATAATATAGCTGTGATGGGAGGTACTTTATGATTTTGTTAAGACGCAGATTGCTTATACTGGCGGCCATGAATAATGGACTGCCTAATATGCCGATTCGGTTTAAGACCGGCGAAAGGGCGGTATTCAGTGACGGGAAGCATGGATATTTTTCGATGGACAGAAGATTTGTTCGTGATAAGAACATGTCACGAATGTATTTCAAAGACGGGAAACGGATTAGTGTGCTGAAGAAAAGGAACTGAACTAAACTAAAATAAAATAAAATAGGAGTGCCACTGCACTCCTTGTAATAAATTTTTTATTAACCATCCTACCATTGGCAGAACTCCACAAATATAGATGTAATTTTATTATGAACAAAATAGATTCAATAATAATTCACTGTTCAGCCACACGTGCTGGGCTGGACATTGGTAAGAAGGAAATCACTCAGATGCACCTGCAGAAAGGGTTTTCTACAATTGGTTATAATTACGTTATCCGGCTGGATGGTACGGTAGAAGTTGGCCGTTCGCTCACTATTGACGGGGCGCACTGTAATAGCAAGGGATTCTCAGGTGTGTCGTACAACAAACATTCAATTGGTATCTGCTATGTGGGCGGTCTGGACGCGCACGGTAAGGCAGCTGACACCCGAACACCGGAACAGAAGAAAGCGTTAGCCAAACTGATTAAGGAGCTTTGCGGAAAGTACCAGATTGTGGAAGTGTTGGGCCATCGTGACACATCGCCTGACCTGGACGGAGATGGAATCGTTGAACCTGAAGAATGGACAAAGATGTGTCCTTGCTTCGATGTGCGTGCGGAATATCCATTTATCCAGGAAATCATTGTAAAGCCATGAAACTATTGTATTACCTAATTATTGCTGCATTAGCCCTGTTACTTATCATAAGCCGTAGGAATGATGCAAGTAGTGTGAATAAGGATGCGGATACTATTACTATAACGAACACGGTCAGAAAAATACAAGTAGATACAATGTATATTCTGTCTCCACAGCCTTATCTTGCATGGATTGATAATTCAGATACGATTCATGCAAGCGACACCTGCTATCATCTGCGTGAATACAAAGAATACCGTGATAGTAGCTATTATGCAAAGATTAGCGGTGTAGCACCACGTTTGGACGAAATTCGAGTGTATCCGCGTACCATCTACCAGACTGAATACATTTACCGTGACATCGTACAAAAAAACAAACGCTGGGGGCTTGGTCTATCTGCTGGCTATGGTATCGGTAGAAACGGGTTGTCTCCTATCTTGGCGGTAACGGTAAACTACAATTTATTTCAATGGTAATTCCCATTTGCTATTTAACAAAAAAATATTGTTAGTTTTGTAACTTAAAATCGAATTATTATTTACATTTGTCTCGTTGTAAAAAATAATAAAACTATGGCTGATTTTAAGGATTTAGAACTGATTAAAAGCTCAAAAGAAACAGAGATTGTTAATTGTAATATTTTGGGTGTAAAAGTTGCGACAAATGGATATTGTGGTGGCGATTCCGGGCATGGATCAAGAACCTATTTTAGATTAGAGGATTTAGCTTCAACTGATATTAATATTCGTTTACTCAAGGATAAAAGAGGAGTGGAAGTTATGTTAGGAGGAGATGCTGAATTAGAAACTTTCATACAGGCTTTAAGATGGGCTGCTGATAATTTGGAAGAAATGGCAAAAAAATAAAGTGTCTAATATAAATGACTATCTTTGTCGTGTAGAAGTTTGCTTTTATTGCAAACGAAAGCCCCAACCAGATTAATATCCGGAAGGGGCTTTTATTGACTTATACTTTAGGCTATTTTACATTAAAAGATACAAGCACTTCACGCGGTTTACCCTTGTAAAATTGATATACATAGCACTCCACCATTTCGCCTTTGTACTTTTGGAGTCTCTTGTATAAATACTCCTTCACTTCAACCTTACGAGAGAAGTAAAGATTCTGTTCGCTAAAGACAGGTTCATCTGCCCCAACCCAAGCTTCTAACGAGCATGGGCATTTGTTGATAATTCTTTTCAT